ATTTGGCTTGATACGAAGATTCACGGGACAGGGAAAAACATTATCAAGAAAAAGGCGAAGATTGCCTATCCTCGGAAGAAATGGAAACAGGCAAAACTAAAACCTGGCGACATTTGCGGGTTTGCTCATAAGCCTCATACGATGGTGTATGTCGGAAAGGATAAGAACGGACATGCCCTATGGTATTCTGCTGGCGGTTCGGATGTTAAGCCGAAAAATCTTGGACCGAAAAGAAAACAGAAGTACGAGAACAGGAAGGTATACGTCCGAATCCGCTTGAAATAGTGACTAACGAAGTAATATGGACGAAGATATTGCTGGAACGGTCAAGCAAACCCCTTGCAAAACAGAATGAATGTTGCTGTGAGACCAAACAGCTAATTATGAAGAACAATTATGACTTGCCAACTATTGTGATAGAACAACACGACCTTCATGAAAAGTGTCGTCAAAAGCTCGAAGAACTTGAGCTTACAGTGTAAAAACTTGTAAATCCCCACAGTTTTATGTGCCGTGGGGATTTTTATTGAAAAAATTTAAACTTTTTTGTGAAAAGGGCTTTACTTTTGTTTCCATAAGTAGTACAATAATGTTGTAAGATAAAGGCAACAAAACCAAGGAGGATAAAAATGACAAAGTCACAGGAAAGAGCACTTAATAAAATCAAGAGACTGGCTGAAAAGTGGGCAAATGAAGGCTTTAAAGATGGCGAGCTGAAGGAATGGAATGTAGAAGAAAGTGAATATTTTGTATCTGTAATTGTAGAAATTGGTGGCAAAAATGATGAAGGAACATGGGCTGAGGTTGCTGGTAGAGATAGAGCTCAGTTGTTTATTGGAAAATGTGGAGGAATTACATACCCAGTCAATAAGCGTCTCAAAAACGGAACTTTTAAGCACTACACAAAAACATTCAAAGGGTATAGTATTCTGCAGGCAGTTGTAGACCAGGAATAAACTTCCCTGATGAGTCGCTGAAAATTGCGACGAAACACCCTCAAGGGTGTCGGAAGTAACAACTGAAATAACAAGGAGGATAGCAATGAGATATAATATTCCAGTTGAGAACATAGAAGAGCTGAGAAAGGCTGCAACAAGAATCCAGAAGAAGGCAATCAAGCACGGATGCAGGGTTGTGTTTGAAGAGGTTGATGAGTTCTTCAATACCGAAACAGATGAGGACGGCAATGAAATCACTCGCAAGTATATCGTGGTCGAAGCTGAGGGTGAAGCCAAGGCTGAAGGTTGGGTCTTTGCGGGAACAATTGAACACACAGCATTCGGCAACATCCTGAGGTCAGTTTCTGATGAGTATAAGATTCCCGAAAGATACCGTGACGCAGAGCCTTATTGCGAGCACTGCAACACCAAAAGAGCACGCAAAGACACCTATGTGGTATTCAATGAGGAGACATGCGAATTCAAACAATTGGGAAAGAGCTGTCTCAAGGAGTACACCAACGGTCTCAGCATGAATATGGCTGCTACGGTTCTTCAGTGGCTGAAGGAGGTTGAAGAATATTGTTTCTATAGTGGAACTTCCTACAAGCAATATTTTGAGGTCAAAGAAATCTCCAAGTATTTTGTAGAGACTATAAGAAAACTTGGTTGGGCAAGCTCTTCTGCAGGAGGTTCTTCCACCAAGAACATTGGAATGAGCTTTTACGACCTTGACCATGGCTGTCGTTGGCTGACCCGTGAAGAAAAGGCAAAGTTTGAAGACCTGAAGGACAAGACGGAGTTCAATGTTGACAACACTGAGGACGAATACATCGAAGCAGCTCTTGATTGGGCAAAGGCTTGGGACAGTAACGAATACAACGACTACAGGGATAACCTGAAAGTCATCGCAAACATGGGATATTGTGAATACAAGCATCTCGGATATCTCGCAAGTCTGTTTATGAGCTACGATAAATCTGTGGAACGTGAAGTTAATAGAATGGAGCGTGACAAGGGCAGAGCGCAGTCAGAATTCATCGGTGAGGTGAAAGACAAAGTTTCCTGCAATGTGAAAGAATTCAAGTGCATCACAAGTTGGGAGACCCAGTGGGGTGTAACATTCCTGTATGAGTTTGTCACAGAGGAAGGAAACACCCTCATCTGGAAGACCAGCAAATGGATTAGCGATGAAGCTGAAATCACCTCCATCAAAGGAACAATCAAAGCTCACAACGAGTTCAGAGGAGTTAAACAGACTGAGCTCACACGTTGCCATGTTGAATAAACTATTGCTTGTTCAACTCCTTGGTTAAGATATATTCAGAAAGGCTCTGTTTTAAAGACAGAGCTTTTTTGATTTTATCATCAACGGTCTGTTTCCCTTTGACTTTGGAGATTATATGGTAATATGTAACAGGTTTTGTTTGGCCAGGACGATGTGTTCTCTTGATACTTTGTTGATATTGACCATAAGAGAACGTGTGGCTGTAGTATATGCAATAACGTGCTTCTACAAGGCTGATCGACTCTGAGCCTGAATTATACTGAACTGCTACTACATCAAGACCGTCTTGTTTCCATTTCTTGTAATCGTCACGTTTTCCGGAAATTTCTCCGTATCTGCGGTGAAGTTTCCTGCAAACTGCCTTAATGCTATCAAAATCTTGTCTGAACTTGGCAAATATCACAATCTTCTCTTCCTTTGGAATCTCTTCCAACAAATACCCCAAAGCCTCAGCCTTGCTATGGTCTTTTTCCACAAGAAATTGCTCCGTAAAGGTCTCATCTTCAGCAACCAGGCATCCGCTCAATAACTGCTGCAATCTGGTGTATTTGGCCAAAATATTGTTGGTCTCGGTGATTCCTGACTCATCCTCATATACACCCTCTTTGTCCAGCTCTTTGTATATTTCCTGAGCCTCATCAGAAAGGTACTGATCAAAATACACATGAGTCGCCTTTGGCAATTCAACATCTGATTCTGCATAAAATGCACAACTGTACATGCGTTTTTTCAATTGATCCAAGTTGATATAGGGTTCTTTGCTATCAAGCACAATATACCCACGTCTGACCGTTTCCTGAACATCAATGTTTTCATACTGTTGCTTGAATTTTTCAAAGTTCGTGCCAAACACAGTAGGGTCAAGAAACTTATACTGACCGTAAATATCCACAGGAGATTCTGGAGTTGGTGTTCCAGACAGAATATACCTGCAGGCAGACCGTCTTCCCAATGTAGATACGCAAATATTCACTTTACTGCGTGGTGTCTTAATACGGTGAGACTCATCCAAGATGATACAATCAAATTTCAGTCCATACAGGTACTGCTTCAGAGGTTCACGCCACACAGCCTCATAATTGATTATAAACACCACAGGAACATCATTATTTTGTCCGTATGGCATATTTTCTTTCATTATTGAAACTTTCTTTGGCGTTGGTATTCCAGACAGGTTAAAAACAAAATTTTTTGGTATGTCGGAGTGTATCTCAAACTCCTTTTCCCAAACATCACAGGACTTCTTGGTTCCAATGATCAAAACAAAACCAAAACCACGATTGACTATGAGGTCAATCATGATTTTGGTCTTGCCTGAGCCCATATCCGTGAACACCGCAGCGATATCTCTGGTCATTACATAGTCCAGTGCTTTCCATTGATGTGGCCATGGATTTGTTTTCAGTTTATACATTGTGTTTCTCCAATACTTTCTTGACCTCTTCAAGAGAATATACAACAGCACACACCGCACCTGCAGCTGACCATCGCCTGAGGTTTATGCTTTGTTTTTTGCTCTCTTTATTGCCGTGGTCAGCTGTTTTTACTTCAAGCCTGATACATCTGCCGTTGATACACGCATTGATATCAGACTTTCCTGAGCTACGCATCGTGCCCTGCACTTTCTCAGCTGTCCCGTGTGGCATACTGTTGATATATTCAATGATTCGGTCAACTATGCTAATTTCTCGAGCCAACTTTCCTCCTGATTGGAAAATTGTCTTAATTCCAAGGCTTTTGCATGGCACGATTTGTCGTCTACATAAACATCAGCAAATACTTTTCGTGTATCATATCCAGTCAGCTTAATAACTTCCGGAATATTCTGATTGACTGCATCAAGTGGAATATTGTGTTCTTTACACCAGTTGACTGCATTTTCAAGGTGTTCTCCCGTGCGAGATGTCCATAAAATAACTTTGACCCCTCTGGAGTGTAACTCCCTGACTAAATTACAAAGCTGCTCACGTTCTTTGCCTATTTCTGGAAACTTATCAACCACCAGCGTCCCATCAAAGTCTACTGCCATAATTGGTGGAAGAGTTGAAAAGTCTGTTATAGGTTGGTTTGTCATTCCGTTTGATCTCCTTTCCCATTTTCTCACTGATCCAGCACCGCATCCAACCGTGCGTGTCTACAGCGTTGTTATAATACAAGTGTGGATGAATTCTTCTGTACTTATCAATGACCAGTTCTTTCAGCAATTTTATGTGGCTGTATTCTGTAAAATCAATTATCCAATTGAAATCTTCCTCAGCCCATTTAGTCAACCATTTTGCCATCTGTTTCCTACGGGTATTGGTTACTTCCAAAAACGCATCAAAAATCTCTGGATTCACATAGCAAAGATGCGTCCAAATGATTTTGCCGCCACGATCAACTTTCAGCGAGATTTTTCTGGTCGCTCGTGCTTCCGATATCATCAGTCACCCCCCTTTCATTGCTTGGCGCAATAGTTTTGAGTTGCGAATTGCGTTCATACAGATGTAAAGACCCTGCAATATGTGTATAACTACCAAGATCAACCCCCAGCTCCATGGCCATCCTGATCTGGTAGCAAGTAAAGTTGAATACATCATAAGGGAATCCCATCCATACATCGTTGCTCCGCATGTACACGGTCAGATGAAGTTTGTTGTCTCTAATGAAAAACTGCAGACATACAGTACACGGTGTATCCTTTGGGTGGACCCCTGGGTCTTTGATGTGAATTACAGCCTGACGGCTATTTGGGTCATTTTTCAGCATCTCACGAACAAATTCCCACTGATCAAAGCCATAGAATTTGTGGATTTTATGACCGTAATTGCTGTTAACAGTGACTCCGTCTTCTGACATTCTGTCCCAAGCATTTGTATACTTCTGTATTTCTGACAGGTTATTGTTAGCTGAGAGATACCAAAGCATCTCACCAACCATATACCTCTTATTGAGCTTGCGGATGTCAGATTCCACAATATTTCTGGTCGGATCAGATATGACCGTGATTGCGTTGATAAATTCACCAACCACGTCTCCGTCTCTTGAGCTACCATGGAAATCACGCTCATGCATGGATTCCAGTTCCTTGTACCAATACTCCCATGCCTCAGTTGCTGTTTTAGCACGGCATACGTTGCCAATATTTAGGTATTCAATATCCATGATGATCCCTCCTGTTTCACAACTTCCCATTCCTCATTGATCAGGAAATCAACAAATACTTCAGCTGCTTCTCGAGACACATTGATGTCTTTGCTTGGGAGCTGAACTGTCATAGTGTACTCAGCCTTTTCCAAGTCACCCCACCATTCCTGTGGTTCTTCAGGTTTTTCAATGTCTCGCTTGATCAATAGCGAGATTGGACGGATGACTGGGTTGTTGGTGTATTTTTCCATTAATGAATACATGACCTCAGGGTCTCTAACGTGGTAAAATACAATGTTATCTTTCTCATAATAGTCTTTGTAGAGCTCAATTTGCTGTTCGAGGTATTTATTGAGCAACCCTTTGGTCTCCATATAGTCAATCATTGCCTTGAGAATTTCACGGGTTTCTGCGTCTTTTACTCCATCCCAGCCCAAGCTCTTCAAAGCAGCCTTTGGAGCATCTGAACGATGTAAATTACATACCTTGTACCCTTTGGTCTCTGCATACTGCTGGCAAAAATCAACAAATGTGTCTTTTCCAACACCTGCACGACCATTGATCAAAACTAAAATGGTTTTATTCATCTGTTGCCTCCTTGAGTCTACAAATATACAGCACATTTTTGCAGTATTCTGGAGAGAACAGTGGGGCAACTGCAGTTGTTGAAAAAGCAGTGTTTGTTCCAAAGGCTTTTTCCACACGCTTCAGAAGTTTTGCCCTTTTTTTCAACTGATCTTTTGGAATTTTACTTGGGTTGAGACCTACTCCTACTGGGTCAACTTCAAAATACGGATCAAGCAGGTCCATCATCTCATCATAGCTCCATTCATATACATGGTCCTTTGGAAGTTTTGCATTTGACCCTGCAGAATTGGGGGTGCTGATCAACGCAATTCCTGCAGGACTCAAAACACGTACAACTTCATCTCTGACTGGAGGTATGAATTCAGGCTTCATATGCTCTATGTTCTCAAACCAGATAATAACACCAAAATAGCCATTCTTCACCTTCAGCTTTGGGTTTACTGTTAAGTCCTGCTTGATGAGCTTTACATTGCATGTTTCTATGAGTCGTGCTTGAGACTCCTTGATCTGATTCAGCATGATATCATCGATGTCAATTCCCACGTATCTTTGGATTATATCTGACTTTTTAACCAGAAAAGACTTGTAGAGTACACGTGGGATGTAAACTTCTCCGCAGCCTATATCCAACACTCTCAGGGGTCTTCCAAGCTCTTTTGCCAAACTTATCATGGTTTCGCATGCCTTGAAATACCGCCCAAGGTGCATAAACTCATCTTTGCGGAGATCAAATTTGTCCATGGACTCAGCCAAATTCATTCTGGTGTTCTTTGAGTCGTTGACATTCTCTTTCAATGTCCGTCTTTCTGATGGCATTCTACACCTCCTCCATATCCGCAAAAAATTGCGATATAACGTCCGATTTTTTGATTGATGAATTATTTACCACGAACACGGGAAAATCACCAGCCTGCTGGAATTTTTTGATGCCTCGCTGCATCATACCGTACTTAGCGTGGACCAGTTCTTCCTTAAATGGTTTGCCACCATTCCTTTTCTTGATCCTTGCTATGCAAGTTTCAACTGGTGGCATTAAGTAGTATATCACTGGCTGAACCCCATAAGTTTCCTGCATTTCTGCAAATAACTCAGCATAAGTTGAGTATGTAGTCGCAATGAGAATACCCTCCATGAGCACGTTGTATTCCGGAAACTTCTTCAATGCATAGACCAACACTTTCTTGATGAAATCTTTGTTCGGAAACGCATCGCAGCCGCCAACTTGAATATTGTATGCCCCCAAAGCAACCCAACCATAATTTGGAAAGACTGTGAGAATTTTCTTGGGTTTGCCCTTATAAGGTCTAATGACCTCATACATATCAGGGTCATCTCTCATAGATATAGGTATTGTGGACTTTCCTGATCCGTTTGTGCCTCTGATGTTTACTAACAGTCTCATCTTATTTCTCCATACTTCAAGAAATCCTTGCACTTTCTTTTTCTGATACCTGACCAATCATGGGCTTCACCCCTGAAATGTTCCGGAATTGCTCTTGCCCTGTAATCCCAAATATCAACAGATTCCAACAAATCTGCAGTCGCAAGGCATTCTTCCAGTTGTCGGTCTGCATAATACCCCACATATCGAGAACCTTTGAACAATTTGCGGAAAGCACAAAGCGTTGATTCGACCACAATTTTAGGTTGATCAAAACGCTGGGACAACATACCCACGTTTTTGTTGAAACGGTCAAAATCAAATGGTGTTTCCCGCAAGGCTTGATCATCCAGACCCAATAGGTGAGCCATGCCCTCAGGCACAGTTTTTCCACAATTTTTCCAGTCCAAATTGGTTGGGTCTGAGTAAAGCTCAGGACACAGACCGTATAGGGCATCAAAAAACAGATAAGCCCCCATTGGACCAAAGAAATCCCATCTTTTCAGTATATCCTTGTAAGTAGCATCAAATCCTTGATCTAACAATGGCAGCATATAGTCTTCTAAACTGCCAAAAAATTTGGCCAACTTGTGTATACTCTTGATTGCAGGGATGACCTGATCATTGTTCTTCAAATAGCGTTTGTCAGGCTGGAACCACAGCTCTTCTTTGTGTTCAAACCAAAACTTTTTGAGCTTCTTTGGGGACACCTCTTTCAGCCTTGGGAACTCAGAACAGATGCGTATTGCGGTGGTGCAGGAATATGACATTCCGTACAAAAATGCCAGCCACAGCCGTTCCTCAGTATTCAAATTATAGTCCTCAGCAAACGGCAAAAGCAGGCAATGATCAGTTGCTCCATCAATATACCCAGTATCGGGGTCAGGAGTTATCATTTGTGTAAAAATACTGCGTCTGAGCTTTATTGAATCATTTGGTATACCAAAATCAATCATTGTTTGCTCCTTTCACTAAAACAAGGAAAGGGCATTTCTGCCCTCTCCCTGTAAATTACAACAGATTAGTCCTCATCGTCCCAATCGTCGTCATCATCCCAGTCATCATCAGGTTCAGGCTCTTTCTTTGCCTTTTTAGCAGGTGCTTTCTTGGATGTCTTTGCAGACTTTTTAGCCTGTTTCTTTGGAGGTTCTTCATCCTCCTCTTCCTCATCCTCATCCTCATCGTCTTCCTCAAGGTCTTCATCATCCTCATCATCTTCCTCAGGCTCAGCCTTGGATGCGGATGCTTTGCGGGTTTCTGATACCTTTGCTCTGTCCTGACCATTGTACTCTTCATAGCGCACATCAATTTCAAGGATTCTTCCCTCCATCTTGTCGAGATCAATCTGAACTCTGCCGTCTGCCTTCATTCCGATTGCCTGCAGGAGTGACTTGAGCTTCCACAGTGCGGTGTCGATCAGCGGATAGTTCTCAATGACCCTGCAGCCCTTGCTTGGTCCGGAAATAACCTCAAAGGTGACCTTGAACATCTCATTTCCACCCTGAGATACGGTTTCTTCAACTTTTGTGATCTTGACCTTGTGTGTTCCCTCTGCTGGCTTATTGAAAGACTCAACGCCAGTGAAATCAACCTTGTGTGTTCTGCTTTTTGCCATGTGATTTTTCCTCCTTTAATCCATGAGTTGGTGTAGTTTTTCAAAGGATGGGTTAATCATCCTTTTTGGAACTTTCTTTGACTTGACAGACTGGAATTTGGTCCAATAATATGGATTTGGTCCAATGTCTACAGCATGCTTTGTGACCGTGATAAGCTCTCCGTCTTTTTCTGTCTCTTTTTCAACCACTATTGTGTGTAAGCCATAGTTGACCATGCCTTCAAGGTATGTTCGAGCACCCTTGCTGACTGCAATTCGTACATCAGGCAGAAGTTCATCCTCCATACCCTCAATGCTATCAACCACCTCATGCCCTGAGATAATGACCCACTTGTCTCTTGACAATTTGTGCAGCTTGCGAATGATCTCTTCTGTATCAGTTAGCAGGTCACCCCATGACTGCTGGGTCATCTTCTTTTTCTTGGACACAATATTCTCATTTTTCCACTCGTTTACAATAAGAGTGAACGTATCAAAGAACACAGATTTGTATTTTTTGTCCTTTTCCAATTCTTTGATCAGGACATTGATTTCACTGACTTTGGAAATTTCAACAGCGTCTATGCCGTCTACGTCCTTGATCACGCTGCTCCCATCATCGCCAATCTTTACATACAGCATTGGCTTGGGAAAAGTTGCACCCAATGTAGTTTTGCCTGATCCTGACTTTCCGTAAAGTGCTACCAATTTGCCCTGAGAGAAATCCTTGATACTTGTTACATTTTCAAGCACTCGGTTACCTTCTTTCTTCATAATCTCGTTGACGTATGTACTTAGCGTTGCCGCCAGTGAGCTCCGCATAGCAGATGTCTTTATACTCACACCAAGAACAGTTTGGACCAGTATGGCGTGTCTTGTTCTTTTCACCACGGGTCACAATTTCTCTTGCGGTGTACTTGAATCCTGCATAAATATCCTCAACCATTTCCGGAATGTATTCTTCAGTGTAGCGGAAATAGAATCCGTGTATGTTACCGCCATACAGTTCCTTGCCCTTGTTGATAATATCAGGGTCTTTAATGCCTCTGCTTTTACAAGCACGCTCCCATGAGTATGAAGTGATGTTATTGTTACTGGCTTCACTGAATCTTTGTGATTTTTCCAACCAAATAGGTTCTTGTGCGGGCGATGACTTGATGTAGTCCCACATTACCTCATTAGGTAACAACCCTGTAAGAAGTTGGACTGCCTTAGCATATAGGCACTTTTGTGTATTCATCACAACCGTAACCAGATCAGGTTTGCGGCTGAATGTTTTATGCTCGCCTATTTTCAGCAGCCCATCTTCTTGCTCATACAATTCATCAATGACTCCGTTGAAAACTACAGTTTCCCCATGATACCGACCAATAGGAATCTCAAATTTGGTTTCCGTTTGATTTGGTAGTGGTGCTCCCTTGTAAAGTTTCATGTAGTCAGTGAAGATATCTTTGAGATTTTGGAGGTAATCATCACCAAGTTCAGCTTGATTTGCAGGGTCTAAGTCATAATATGATTCCTTTATGCTGCTGAAGGCAGATTTGACTGCGTTTTTGTCAGCTCTTAACTCCAGCAGCTTATGGAAATCAGAACCAAAACTGAGGGGTCTGCTTTTGCCCTTTTTGACGATCTTTTCAACATATCTCAAATAGTGGGCATAAGGACAACTCAGGTATGACTGAACCCTGCTATGACTGATTGTTATCATTAGTCTAGCTCTTCAAAGTCATCGTCATCGTCTTCGAACTCATCCTCATCATCCTCAACCTCTTCTACAGGTTCAGGCTTCTTTGCAGGCTTTGCTGCTTTCTTCTTTCTGCCACCAGAATTTGGCTTTACATAGCTGCCGTCATTCTCCATTACAGAATTTGCGTACTTTTCCTTGCCCTCTTCGACGTTGGTCTGTCTGCCGTCTTTCTTGCTGAAAATCATGAGACTTCCGTCTTTCTTCTTAATTGTGATCGACTTCTCTGTTGCCTTAGCAACCTCAAAAACTCCCAGCTTGATTCCTGTAAATCCTTTAAGAATGACTGTGTCTCCCTTTGATACATTTAGCATAATGCTTTCCTCCTTGTATGTTATTATAACAATTAAATGCATTTGCTCAGCCAGAGGATGCCTTGGAGCAAATTATTCTTTATCCTCTTACACCTTTCTCTTTTCCACCAGGTGTCCCAGCTTTCAGTTTATTTAGAGACGGTTCAGTTCCGTCTACATCTATAGTATAACTAATTTACTTTAGAAAGTAAAGTCTAAATTTTATTAAATTTTACATAATATTGAGTGCAAATCTTGCATAATCTAAATCTTTCACAAAACTTCACAATTTTTCGTTATTTGCTGCCCCATGGTCCGACACCAACATCAGCCTCCAAACCCACCTTGAGTTCTATGCCAAAATCATCAAGAATACGTGGGTGTGCCATGATAGCTTTGATCTCATCTACAATCCAACCCTCATCCTCAGCGTTAAATTCACCAAGAATTGAATCGTGTACAGTTCCGCAAATTTTTAGCCCATACGGTGACAGTCTTTTGTGTACTTCCACGGCTGCAGATAATAGGATATCTGATCCTGTACCCTGCACTGGAGTATTCACCGCACGTCTGGCTGCCTCAAGGTGTTCATATTTGTTATCGCTGTATATTTTTGGGAGTTTCCGGAATCTACCAAATAGGGTTGTGACCCCTCCCAACATCTCACAGAGTTCTTCCTGTTCCTTGTGCCACGGTAAAAGTCGGCTATACTTGGCAAAAAATGCATCTCTATAGGCTTCAGCTTCCACGTTGCTAAATGTCTGACCATATGAGTCATAGGCATACTCTACAAACTTCTTAGCAGACATACCATATAAGAACCCAAAATTTACAGCCTTTGCTTTGGACCTTTCCTCCTTGGTTGGAGTCCGTCCACCAGTCATCAGGCTGGCGGTCATAGTGTGTATATCCCCACCCTCATTGTAGATTCTCAGCATTGTAGGGTCATTGCTGTAGTGAGCCGCAATCCGAAGTTCCAGCTGAGAATAGTCTGCCTCAAAGAACAACCTGCCCTCAGGGGCTGTAAATAATGACCGTATGTCTTTATTGCGTGGAACTTGCTGCAGGTTTGGATCAGTACAGGAAGTTCTGCCTGAAACTACGTTGGTGAGGTTGAAACTAGGGTGTATTCTGCCATCATAGGCAGCGTCATCTTCCCAACGGTTCAAAAACATCTTGTTTAAGGTGTTTACAGCTGAATAGTCCAGAATTAACTGGGGCAATTCATAGCCTTTGCCCGCAAGCCGTTTCATGACTGAAGCATCAGCTGATGGTTGACGTTTTGGTGTGAGCTTGAGCACAGGCAAGTTTTCCTTGTCCTTAGAGAACAGAACATCCTGCTTTTGCTGTGGGCTATTCCAGTTGATGTCATAACGGTCTTTGAGTGCCTTCAAGGTCTCTGCTTCCTTGCGTTTATACTCTTGTTTGGTGGTCTGAAATTGGTCTAAATCAATGTAAATTCCATTTCTTTCCACATCACGGTACATGCGGAATGCTTTGATCAGTAGACCTCTGTATAGGTGTTCCTGCTGTTCATTGAGTCTTATTGAAAAGAACTCAAACAATTCCCAAGTGTATTTCAGGTCACATTTCAGATATGGCACAACCGTTTCATAGCTTCCGGACAGTTTATCTTTGTTCTTAATGTCCCAATCTTCCACGTGCAGGTACTTTTGTGCCATATACTTCAAACCATGTTTATCTGCCAAATCGTACACTGTCCCCATCAGCATAACGTCTTCATGGATGGGCAGTTTAATTCCCATCTTGACCTCAATAAACAAGGTGTCAAATTTTCCGTTCTGAAATACTGTCTTCACATGGCGTTCTTTCATCTTTTTCACAAGATTCGCAAACTTTCTACGGTCTTCAGGTTTGCTATAATCATATATGAAAGTCTTCTTGCCTTTCTGTTTGATATCCTTGTGAAGTTCCACCCCTATGAACGTGATTTCATCCTTGAAGCGGTTCAACCCTGTGGTTTCTATGTCTATCACTGCGTATCGCATAGACCAAATCCTCCTCCCTCTGCGGAATGTTCGCTGCAGGTGTCGCACCAATACCGTTCCTGACCTTTACACTGCCCAATTGTTCCCCTCGTGGTCATACCGTTTTGGAATTTTGTGCATGTGTCGCATGTTCCAAAGCTGAAACAACCCTTCAGACCAAAATAGGAATGTAAGTCCCAGAGCACACCCTGAGCTTTTTTGTAGCTCATCTTGATCTCTGGAGTCAATTTTTTGCCTTTTCTGCCGTTTTTTATTTGGTCTTGAAGAAGTTCTTGAATAACCAAGAAAAACACCTCTAAATCGCAAATTTCGCCGTTTCTGTCCATGTTTAGTGAGGTAACATGGACTGGCTTATGCTTTACTTTATTGTGAATCATGCTACACCCTCAGTATTTTTGACAGTTCACGAATTGCCCTCTCAAATTCCTTTGGATTCAGGTTGAGCTCTTCAATCATCCGTCTGTAGTTGTGATAGATACTGTAATTGCCTTTTGCATCACGACCAGCCTGAGCCATGATAATATTCAATCTTTCCTTGTCTCCTGTTGTCATTTTACTCTCCTATTTCTGGAAATACTTCAGCCATCAGTGTAGTGATGTATCTTTCCTCTCTCTGACCGCAAGACTGCAGTTTCACCTTATAAGAATTGCCACCGCAGTATACCTTGGCCAGTTCTTTTCCATCAGCGTTCTTTACTTTGCCAGTATTACTCAACCAGTAATACCCCTCATGCCCAGGAATTGGTCTCCATGTTTCCTCAATCACCCTTGTCTCCTTTCCATCTCAATCCTTTCCAAGCAGCTTCACGATTTTTGTTGCGGGTTTCAACATATCCAAGTGATCTCATATATCGCATAAATTTGTGTTTCTTATGTGACTCTCGACCTGAATTGATGCAGAATTCAGAGTACTCTTGGTACAGCTCTGCTTTACTGATCACTGAGTCAGGGTCTTCATAACAACATTTTGACAAAAATGCATGAATACTATCGGAATCCTGCCGCAGTGCTTCTACGCAAGAATCTGACATTGGTGTACGTGGAATCTCTGTCAAAGGCAGCAAAGATAACAGATATGGAATCACCTCCTCAGCACTCTCATCACTGCATAGGTCGTTAACATACTCATTATTGAGAAATAGCTCATTATTCATCATCAAAATCCGCATTCTTTTGTAGAAAGCATTGGATTTTTCTTCAAGCTGCAGAGGCAGCTGGTTAAAACTGAACAATAATTTGGCGAAACTTGTGAAAAAGAACGGTTCTTTGCCCTTTTTCTCATGCATTATCAAGTCACCGCCTGTAATTTTCTTGAGGTTCTCTATACTGCTCAATGGTAGGGTTTTGTTATCTGCACAAGAATTAAGCAGCTTTCCATACAGCTGAGCAGGATAGAATCGTGCATTAAGCTCATGCATTCCCAACGCTGAAGTATTCTGTTTGCCTACCAAGTTTTCCACAAACCTGATCAAAACGGACTTGCCTGTGTTTGACTGACCAACCAAGATCATAAAGGTCTTCAATCCATAATCTGTAGTCATACAATAAGCAATGTAAGTTAGCATCATTTTGATGTCAGCCTTGGACAATTTGGTCTTTTTGAAAAACCTATACAAACGAGTTTCCGGAAACGGCACGTATTCTTTGACCTCATGCGGAATCTGAATTGTTTGAAGATATTTACTATCATGAGGCAACAATTTCTTCTGCTTAATGTCCCATACCCCATTCTTGAAGTTGATTAAATTATGGTATTGGTTCAATTCCGCAGCACTACGTTGTATGCGAGTATCATCAACCAATAAACGATAGCACTCCATGATTTTTGATTGCTGGATCAGGTTATCAAACTCAACCATATTTTTGATTGTGTTCCGTACTTGAGAACTTGCTTCCGTATATACCCCGCCCTTGTATTGGTAACATTCCCCACCAATAACAAAAACATCACCTCTATTCACAAAATAATCGCATATTGCTCTGCTATTGATCTGGGATGGTTTGCCCTTATCAGTGTATAACACATAAGGATTATCAAAACCCTCCTCAGCCTCGTATTTTTTGGTGTTCTCTACAATTTGGTCAAGTTCTTTACGGTCCATTGGCTCTTTAAACACGTATGTGTTGATCAAATCAGCCATTTCTGTAATTTCCTTGTCGGACGCACCTCTGTTCTTATAAGCCATCAAGTGGGTAAACAACGTGGAATTTCTGCCGTCTCCCTCCTTGAGATTGAGCAAACTGTCCTTACACCCCATCAATGGAGTAAACTCAGGTGGCAGTTCTGCAATCGTTGTACATTTGTTGAACACTCTGTTTGCTGAACCCCACGGCAATATGACATACCCCTTATTAGCACAACGGAAATCGCATTTCAGACCAAAAGGCAGTACCATACCAACTTTTTGTGGGAAGTCCCTGGTTGACTTGAAGTATAGATGCAATCCTTTTGGGGTTTTACAAATCAAGGTCTTCAGCTTGAGCTTTTTGATAATTTTCAGGGCTTCTTCCTTGCCCTCATCAATGTCTACAATGATATACCCTGATCTAACCCACCAACCAATTTGTCCTCCGCCGTTAATATGGTCCAAAGCTGACTTTTCATCAACAATACTTGGGTCTACACGCTTTTTTCCGGAACAACGAACATAGCTGTCTTGACCAATGATAGAGTTAAATTCCTGAAATTTCATTCTATCCCTCTCTGTGCTTGCTGCCGTTGTTGTCTATCAGCACAATACCAAGACCCTCAAACTCATACACTCCTTTGGTATCTGTGGGCTTAACTTTAAAAGACTCTCCCGACTCTTGTTCAGCCATATCCTTGTAGAGTTTCTGCTGGTATTTGTTAAATGCTTCAGCTTCAGCCTGATCTTCTGCATTTAATGATCTGTGCTGCATTGTAAATTCGATGCTCTTGCTGTGTTCCAGCCAATATCTCAGGCGATCAAGTTTTTTTGTAATATGTGGCTGCAGGTCTGATGCTGTGATGCTATAAAGGTTGAGGATGTGATCAAATACAATAAGTACATCTGCGACTTCATCAACCACGTTTTCTTTTGTATTTTTCACAGCATCTTCAAAATCATCATAGCGGAATGCTTTGATCAACTCTTTGGCAAGTTCTGTACATTCCTCAGCCGCAACCCCAATCTGCTTGTGCGCACCATAAGTTTCACGTGCGGCTTGCAGGGTTTTGGAATCTTCAAATGTGAACAACATTTCTGGGTTCATACACTACCTCCTTGTATCTGCATAATACCAATCACTGATGTGCGTGATTTTAACATGCCCCTCATCAAATATCTTCTGTGTTTCTTCTGAAATCTCCTGCTCTCTGCCATAGTACACATGCTTGATTCCTGCATTGACTATTGCTCTGGCACAGGATTCACATGGATATCTTGTTACATACATAGTTCCGCCATAAGTAGACTGACCAAACCACGCAGCATGAGTAAGGGCATCAACCTCACTATGAAGTGCTCTGCAGTCCGATGGCAAACGGTGATTTTTAGAATCCTCGCCATACAGATCAACCCTGCGGCATCCAAAAGTCCTGCAGTTCACAGGCAGGGTTTTGTTACAGCCATAGATGGCTAGTTTTGTGTCGTCTTTTGGTATTATGACACACCCAACTGCGACTTTCTTACATCCTGAGGCTTTATCAGCATATTTCTGTGCTGAGCTCAGGAATTCCTTGGGATCAGATGCTTTCACTTTTTTACCTCCTTTGACATAATCTTGTCTGGTGTTACCAGAAACAATCTATTACTCAAGCGCAACACCTTGACTTTGCCACGCTTTGGGTCAATATAGTCCTCTGGAATTGCCTGTCTATATTTGTATTTCTTCATCTCCCGTGAATATACGGTTTCTTTCCATTTTCTTCCGCAGCCGCAAATGAATTTGGCTTTGATTGCGGTATAGTTATTGACCACATCTTCCCCTATGGAAAATACACGTTTACCACAAGTTGGACATTCTCCGTAAAATGTACGCACAAATCCATCTCCATTGATAAATTTGTATAATCTCTTGGTATATTCGCTCATTTGTTCTTCCTTTCATACATAGCTCTGATACAATACATGAGGGTAACATCTGCGTCTTTTCATCTTGTTTCTCCTCTATACTTCTGACGTGGTCTGCCAATCCCATTTTTGGTCTTGTAATACTTGGAAAATTCACACATACAGTTCTCAAGTGACATCACGTTCATTCTGCGGTCATATGCAGGTAAATCCTCCATCAAAATTTTTGGATTTACGGTGTGTTCATTTCCTTTTTGAGTATTATATTGATTAAGTGACTCCCAATTGTCCCTGAGCCAAAATATGAGCTCCTCCGCAGACATATTTGCTCTGTCGTCAAACAGGAACTTCAGCCCCAACTTTGCTCCTGGACCTGCAATGGTGAATTCGTTTTCTGAGAATGGGAATTTCTCAATATAGGTCATATCAACAAACATCTGATAGGCAAGAAATTCACCTATGCCCAGGTAACTTTGCAGGAGTTCACAAACGGCTTCAGGTGAATCTGCATCGCTTGCAGTGAGGTAGTGTGTGATGCCCTCATCCAGCAAATACTGCATAAAATACATAACACGCATCTCCATGCTATCCGCCCTGCCATCAGGTAAGTAACATTTCAAGGCACGCTTGAGACCACCTGTATTGAACGCTCCTGTGAAAAACGTATGTTTTGGGTTTAGCTTTTGCTGCTTCGCAAATGCAAATCTGTATATCTCTGGGATATAGAATTTGGTAAACTCAATAGGCATCCCGATCAACTCTGCGGTCTCATGCTTATTGAACAAGCGAAACAAAATACAATTGAGCAATTTATCCTCATAGCTGAGACTGGAATTGCTCGTGATGTGCTGGATCAGCCATTTGGTCTCTTTGTCGTGTTCCCTGCGGATATTGGTAAAACGGAACTGCTTGAGAATAGGGTCTTTAGTATAAGGTGGATGAATCTGCTTGATGTCTTTCCTGAGGTGAATTTTGTACCTCTCGTTGACAAAATGCAGGAACATGTCTAAACTATCAACATTGATATTTTCGATTGGGAAATCAGCAATTTTTTGTTCGCTGACACCACAATATAGAATGTCTTGTGGTTTGTTTTTCATGGTCACGCTCCTTTCCTAATCCATGTTTCATTATACTCCGTTTCGATCAGGCAGGCAACCACGGAATCGTAGAATTCACATGATCGAAACGGAAAATCTGGCTGTTATTTTGCACTAAATCGTGTCTATTCGCAGTTTTTTGCGGCTATACGTTCAGCAATAGTCTGTGGCAGAAGAGCACTCAGAACAACCTTTCCAGACTTGAGAACAATCACAGTCTTGGTTCTCTTGCCATAGGTGACCTCAATACAGCGGTTTTCATCCTTGGCCAGCGCAACCATTCGCTTGATTGGTGCTGACTCAGGTGGCGATATGGTCTCAATCTCATTCACAGATACGAAGCTGTTAGTGCCAACATTTACAAATCCTTTCATTTTTGTTCCTCCTTGTGAGTGTTATTGAAAAAGTCTTCCAGTGCCTCAGCAGTTCCACACTGAGGGCAAATTTCTGTCTTATTGTCCCTGCGGCTGATTGCAGGATAATCTGTGTATGTCTTCCCGCACACGGGGCACACTCGTTCCTTGCGTTCTACTACCATTACAAACCCTCATCGACTAAACACTCAAAATGCATTATTGCCCCTGCAAACGTGCTCTGCCCATAGATTTCTACAAGGTCTTCCAGCCTTTCCTGAGCAATGTACTGATCCCACTGATCAGGGTCTGCTTCCAGCTGCAGAGTGTCCAATCCATTATTGAGATACTGGACGAAAGTGATGCCTACTCCATCGGCTACAAGGCTGATCTGCTCTCCGCCATCACAGGTGACCTCTGCCAGAATTGGCTCTGAGTCGTCGGCAAAGTGCTCAAAATACACATGCTCGATGTTGAACAGCTCCCAATCCTCTGGGGTGAACTCTCTTGTTATATTGTACATATACACTCCTTTCTACAGCACCTTGACAAATCCGTGCTGTTCGCAATAGCTTTTGATCTCTTCTATGGTCATGCGTGACCAAGTCTTGGCTAAATTCAGAATACACAATCTGGCAATTTCCTGATTCCAGAATGGCTCAAGAGCCTGTGGTTGTGTGGTCTTACTGACCTGAAATGTGAAGTGTTCATTATCAACTTCGATACCATTTGTGTCAGCTATGATGGTGACTGGCAGGTCATCCACGATGAGAGGTGAACCGTCCGGAAACGATTCTGCCCCTGAGTAGCAATCCCAATCTGGGGTGATGAATTCTCTGACGTTTGGTGTGTGCATATTTTCCTCCTTATATAATAGTATGGAATCGGTGAGTGAAGGGTGAGGCTGAGAGAACCTATGCCCTCTCAACCTTGTTAGCATAGCGTGCCTTTGCGGCTATGGTGATTTCCTTGCCTGTGTTGAGGTCAAATGCCAGCTCACCCTTGCTTGCAGTGTTAACGATGATCTTGCCGTTTTTGACTGCTGCCTTGAATTCTCCGATGTACATTCCTGTGAATGCGTACATTCTAACCTTGCTAATCTCAACAGAGAATTCTGGTTCTGTGACGTTCATGAGTGCAGCAATGAGTTCGTCTTTCTTTGCTCTGGACATACCCTTGATGCCCTGTGCTTTTGCTTCTGCTCTGATCTCCTTGATTGTCATGTTGTTCAGCATTTCTCTCTTGTTTTCCATTTCTATGTCCTCCTTGTGGTGTGTTAGTTGGGTGTTATTTTTGATTACATGTATATTATAATAGATTGAAATCCAAAAGTCAAGTGTTTTTTGAAAACTTTTTGAAAAATTTTTGGAAAACACCTGACTCTTGGAATTTGTGGCTTTTCCTACCCCTCAATGTAGTGGGCTCTCATGTGGTCTCTGCCGTCCTGTCTGCCCTGCATGTACTGCTCGCTGCGCATCCCTGTGTTACGCATGCCGCCTCTGTATGTGCCGCCAGCTCTCTCATTGAGTTCCTTGTCAACCTCATCCGGAACTATGATCATGAGTGCCCTGCACTGTTCATCAAGAACTTCCTTGAGTCCGTTGCAGAATCCAATCCAGTATGAGTTAGCAACGCCACGTGTGCTGAGTCCTGCCTTGCGGGCTTCTCTCTCGAGCTTGAGACCCTTATTGTGGCTGAGTCTGTATGCTGAGTTGAATACCTTGACACAAACCTCTGCGTCTGTCTTGTATCCAAGGAAGTTGACGGTGTTGCCACGCATCATGACTCTGCATCTGAAGTTCTGAGCCAGTACCATGGCCAGTCTGGTGCGGTATCCTTCATTATTGGAATGTGTGGCTGGCATGAGTACAATATGTTCCTCTTTCTGCTCCAGCTCATCCATGTTGAGGTTGTATTCTGCGATGAGTGCCTGTGCCTTGCGGTATGCGTTTCTTGCTTCTGCCTCTGAGTTGTTGCGGCTTGTATCTGCCAGTGCCAGCAGATTATTGATCTTCTTAATGAGTGTTTCTCTTGTCATGATGTTACCTCCTTGAGTGATGGGTGATCTCTTACAAGTAGAATTATACTCTTCCAAGATTGGAAAGTAAAGTGTTTTTTCAAAAATTTTGTAAAATTTCTACTTTGTTAGAAAATTTGTTGCTCTTTGTGTTGACTTGTACACCAGTAGCTTTATCAAAAGCCCAATTGCCTTTGCTGGTGCGGAGTACAATTATCTTCGCTGTTTGATACACTATGTCAAATTCTCCAATAATCGCTCCATTGAATGCTTTTACAACTGCTTTCTGCTTCATTTCTTCTCTCATCTCAGCATCCAGTTGTTCTGCCGCTGCTTTTGCTTCTTTCAGTGACTTATAAGTTGATAAATACCCATCTGTACAGGATAGCCTCCATTTTCTTGCCTCCAGACAGGATATTTTGTACACCCTGTCACCGCTGAAATAGTCGCTTCCTATTTTATTCCAATCCATCGTGCTCCTCCTTAAATTTGATATGTGGGCGATTTAGCCACCACCCTCAGCTTACTGTTATCTCATTTGTTTCAACTCTTTTAACTTACAAGTATATCATATACTCATTTCTTTAAGAAGTAAAGTGTTTTTTGTAAATTTTTTGAAGGGGGAATTGAGGGCAATTTTTGGGACTCTGAGCAAAATTTGGGTCTTCAAAGTGTTGTATTTCCAACATGTTGAGAGGTGTGTCAAAATTTTTGTGTTTCCCAAAAGAAATCGTGGTATGTTGTAATATTAATTGTCGTGTTTTAATTTGTTGGATAACACGTCTAATTTGCGATATAAGCAACGAATTGAAAACCAAGGGAAAGGATTTTGTTGGGATGAGGTGGGAAATTTATTGGCGAGTGGTGATGAAATTTTTCCAAGATTGAAAAAATCGGTATAAAATCGGTAGTAAAAACGGCTTGTAATATTGTGGTGAATTATGGAGTTGTGGTGATGGGTGTTGTGGATGAAAATCGGTAAAATTTACAAGGGCAGAAATAAAAATCGGCTTGGGGTGGGAAAGAGAAAGTGAGATAGAGTAAGAAAACGTGAGAAATTTGAAGGTCATTTTACGTTTTTTGTTTTATTTATAACGTATATAAAAATATATAGATAATAAAATAATATATAATACAAGAAATACAAGAATAGAAAATAATATATATAAAAGAGTTAAACGAAAAATCGGTAAATCCTTGAAAAACGGTTTTTGAAAAGATGGAAAAATCTTGTGAAAAATTTACCGATTTTTCGGTGCGAAAATCGGTCTGAGTGCGGGAAAATACAAGCGGTGTACCGAGTTTTTTCCGATTTTTAGACCGATTTTTAAGTGTGAAAAGGTTTTTTCAAGTGCGAGGTGTGAATTTTTATGGGTACAATTGCTGACGATTTTTATGGTGCTAACTAAATCGCAGGAATTCTCACTAAATTAAAAGTGTTGTCTACGGAGGGTTTTAATTTAATTATACCTAAGGTATAATTAAAGTGTGGCTGTTGATAAGCACACAGTTTACGAATTTTTCCGTATATAGTATAATGTGGGAAGGAGGTGAAGAAGATGGCAAAACCAAAGTATGTACGCAAACCGCCAAAGAGGTTCAAGAAACAGAGAGCAAGGGTGTGGCTCTTTGACTTCAGAGGCATTCAGACAAGTCCTCCTAATAAAGAACAGTTACAGCTGCTGAAACGTGTCAACAGGTCATATCGAGGAAAAAAACCAGCTTTTTCATCTCCTCAACAGCTTCAAGCTGAAGTTGATCAGTACTTTGAGAGCTGCTATGGTCCTCTCATAGACCAGAAGAAGAATGAGCTGGTATATGACAAGAACGGTGAGCTTGTGAGAGTGCAGGTTGAACCATTTACGGTCTCTGGACTTGCATATTATATCGGAGTACCTACAGAGGTGCTTGATAGGATCACATGGGGTTGGTATGACAACTTGGACGATACAACAGAAGAAGATGAGTTATACAGTGCGATTCTCAAGAGGGCTAAACAGCGAATCAACCTGTATGCTGAAAAACGGTTGTATGATCGAGATGGAGTTGTTGGGGCTAAATTTGTTCTGGACCACCACTTCAAGATGATCGGTCAGAGGGAGGCAGCTGAGATTGAAGCACTCAGGAAGCAGAGTGAGTACAAGATGCAGGAACTTGAGCTGAAGAAACAGATGCTTGATGTTGATGATGAAGACAACAGCCTGCAAATTACAATTGTTAGGAAGGATGATTGATGAATACTTGTGTAGTTGTAGACATTCTTGGACAAGAATACAAGGTAATTTTTGGGAACGTCACTGATCCAAGACTTGAGACAGCAGACGGATATTGTGATTTTACAACAAAGCAGATTGTTGTCAGGTCTGATATTCCGGAAACGATTGACACGGTCGCAGATTTAGATGTATACAAGAACAAGGTACTGCGACACGAAATAATTCACGCATTCTTGTACGAATCTGGTCTTGACAGCAATAGTTGGGGGTCAAATGAAGAGGTCGTTGACTGGATTGCTCTGCAGTTTGTAAAGATTGTGCAGGTTGTAGACAAGGTCAACAATGAATTGAAGAAAGGGCAGAAAGATGTTTGAATGTTTTCACTGTTGTAGAAAAGCGGTGGTTTGGGATTCTGATTTTGACTTTTCAGACTTCGGTCTGGATGGAGAGGGAATTGTACACATGTGCCACTGCACCAACTGCGGAGCCGAGATCGAGTATAAGGTTTCGATTCCAGATGAGGACAATGAGGATGACGGAAGTTATGCATAGACGGAATTGCCTTTCCGTATTTAAGTATGAGAGGAGGACTACATGGACGCAACAGAAATGACATTAGCAAAGTTGATTAAGACCATGCGGACAGCGGAGGGTGTAACGCAAGCGGAGCTTGCTGAGGCTGTGTATTCGGATGTGAGTTCGATATGCCGCTGGGAGCACGGTGAGAACATCACATGGTACAAGTTCCTAGAGATAGCACATACGCTTGGCTACACTGTGGACGTTGACGTGAAAGGCGGTGCAGAGTGATGAAGAACCGAGAAAAATACAGAGAAGAAATCATTAAAGCAATCAAGAGCCATGAAACGTGCGAATTCATGAATGATACAGTGATTCCGGAATTCATCGGCAGTAAAACGGATTCAAAGTGTATGTGTGAGATGGGTGATTGTCGTGCTTGCTTGATTCGGTTCACACTTTGGTTGGACGAAGAATACGAAGAAACAGAAGTTGATTGGAGCAATGTTCCAGTTGATACGCTGGTGCGGGTGCGAAACATTAATAGCCAGGAGTGGACTTTAAGGTATTTTAAGGGAATTAACGAAAACCACTTGAGACGCAGATATGAGACATGGGAATCGGGAGCGACAAGCAAAACAGCATACGGTAAATACGAGAGTTGGAATTACTGCGAACTGGTGGAGGACAAGTAGGTTGATACATAAGTTCGGGGAGGAGAAACCATGAGAATGTTTATTGGTGGGCTAATATTAGGGATGATTATCGGAGCAACGGTAATCATTACAATCACAGTGCTGGCGGTGGACGCTGGCGAACTTAACCATTCAGCCTCCCCACGCTCTTGAAAATACTGTTACAATATCTGAGAAGTTGTAACAAGAACCTGAAGAAAAGTAAAGGCTGTAACAATGAATATTGGGGTGTAGCCAAGTCAGGTGAAGGCACAGGACTTTGACTCCTGCACACACTGGTTCGAATCCAGTCGCCCCAGCCAATATGCAGGCATGGTCTAATGGTAACCTCATGAAAGGAGAGCTGAGAATTGTGGAAATTACCAAAGAAGTCAATCCACGCTTTGAAAATTTCATATTTGACTGGGATTACAAGACTCAGCTTTGCTTTGGTGGTTACGGCAGCAGTAAAAGCTACCACATAGCGTTCAAAATCATTCTTAAATGCCTGCAGGAACGCAGAAAGGTGTTAGTGGTCAGGGAGGTCTACGAAACCATCAGAGAATCGTGTTTTGACTTGTTCGAGGAGATTCTCGATGACATGGGACTACTGGCTGAGGAGGGTCTGAGAAGTAGCAAGACAAAGGTTATCAGCAAGAGCTCACCAATGTCATTCCGATTCCCAAATGGGAGCAGGATCATCTTCAAGGGTCTTGACAAACCACGCAAGCTCAAGTCAATCAACGGAGTGAGCATAATCTGGATTGAAGAGGCAGCTGAGATCAAGTATGAGGCATACAAGGAATTGGTTGGACGTTTGAGAGACCCGCACCACAGCTTGCATATCATACTCAGCTGGAATCCAGTTGACGAAAGCAACTGGACCTTCAAGCATTTCTTCATTGATAGAGGTGAAGAAAGGGTTGTAATGAGACCTGAGACTGTATACAAGAAAAAGACGGTTGCCAAGAACAATGTGTATTACCACCATAGCTTGCCAGTTGACAACAAATTCCTGCCTCAGTCATATCTGGATGAGCTGCAGGATATTAAGAACTATGACCCCGATTTGTACAGGGTTGCGTGGCTTGGTCAATACGGTGTCAGTGGTCTAAAGGTATTGCCGCAGCTTGTGAGAATACCGCACGCTGATGTAATGAGACAGGTTCAGATGATTTCGGAAGATTTCAAATTCACTGGAATGGACTTTGGATTTGAAACCTCATACAACGCTGTCGTGAGAATGGCGGTTGATGACGCTAACAAAATCTTGTATGTATATGACGAATACTACAAGAACAAGATGACAGACGTGGAAACGGCTGAAGAACTGGCTGAACTTGGATACAAGGATGAGTTGATCATAGCTGACTCTGAAGACCCAAAGGCAATACGATATTATGCACTGGTTGGATTCCACATGAAGCCCTGCCGAAAATACGCAGGGTCAAGGTTAGGAAACACCAGAAAGATCAAGCGATTCAAGAGCATCGTCATCAGCAGTAAATGCGTCAATTGCTGGCGTGAACTCAAAGACCTCACATACAAAAAGGATGCCAATGGCGACCTTCATTATGATGAGTTTAACATAGACCCACACACTTTCTCAGCAATATGGTATGGACTTGACCACTACGATGTTGCGGATGTAAAGTACATTAACAACAGCAAGAGAGGAGGATAATATGAGAATATAGCTATCACTTGAGCAGAACTCACTCCACTTTTATGGAGCTGAGGTCACAAATCTGAGAGCTGCTGCGTCTGATACACTCACGTTTGTATTTCCTGTCATGACACTGGATTATTCAACATCCGGAAAGTTGATGGTGACACAAAACGGAGTGACTCAGACATATTCACTTGTTAGTGGTCAGGCTGAAGTCCCTGTGAGCTCCCTCATTGGCGGAAATTTTGTGATTTCCGCAGTCAGTGACTTGTATTCAACCAATGAGCTGGAGTTCTACATTGCCGTCACATATAGCGGCAACGAGATGTCACCTATTGCCAACAAGGAAGTATTTCTCAACGAGAATCAAATCAATATCTACAATGAGGACAGCTCACAGTACATAAACTTCATTATGCCGAGGTATTATGACGGTGTAGACCTGTCAACTAAAACATGCAGAATTCACTGGTATTCACCAGAAAATAATGTCGCTGACTATGATCCAGCCCAGAGCCTGCAAACTGTAGGAGACAACATAACTTTCGTGTGGTTGATCAAGAACTCACTCACTCAATACGTTGGTGAGATTCAGTTTGTTATTGAATTCATCGGAACTGACTATGTATGGAAGTCAAAAATCTGCACATTTCAGGTTCTGGAAAGTCTGTCAGACACAGGCGGTCTCACTCCTGCACCAACAGATCAGTGGTACAACGCTTTTGTTGTGGAGATGGACGCAAAGGTTGCGGCAGCAGCAGCTTCAGCTGAGGAAGCACAAGCACTGATCAATAGTTTAGCACCAGCATATTCAAGCTCAGAGACATACGGTCTTGGTGAATATGTAATTTACAACCACGTTTTGTATCGCTGCACAACTGCAATCAGTACTGCAGAAGCATGGAACATCGATCATTGGACTCAGGTTGTGCTGACTGAGGATATTTTAACACGTGTAGAGGGTAGAACCCTGTATATTTAACAAGGAGGCGACAACATGGCTTTACTCAATGAAATAAATGTAAAGGGAGTACCACATCCAATTGTTACGGATGATGGCTACTACTCTGAAATGTCTGTAGGTGATGCAGAACAGCTTATATCGTCTATGTACTCTGAAAATAGTGAGCCATATGGCTACAGAACAACAGGCGGTAGTGCGGATGTGGGCAACCGTGCATACATCGACAATATAGTCGGTGGTACGGTGGTGTGGAATCAACAGCTAAAATTAGGCCGAGTAGCTGATCGCAATGGTATTACAGCATCGCTTAATAATGATAGGAGCATCACAATAAATGGAACAGCGACTAGCGAGGCACATATAATAATTGATTCAAGGTATACATTTAAGTTGGACGAAAACCACAAGTATTTATACAAAGGTTGTCCAAGTGGCGGCTCTGGAATAGGGTATTTTCTTGGTGATTGTTGGAGTAATATGGGCAGTGATTATGGAAAAGGAACTATATTCACTGCAACAAGTGGGACTTTTCAACCTAACATTACCGTTAGAAAAGGTATCACAGTTAGTAATTTAACATTTAAACCTAATCTCATCGACCTCACCCAAATGTTCGGCTCAACCATAGCAGACTATGTCTACTCCCTCGAACAATCACAAGCAGGAGCAGGAGTAGCGTGGTTTAAGAAGTTATTCCCGAAGGACTACTACGAGTACAATGCAGGAGAACTTCTCAGCGTGGAAGGACTTCAGGGTCATGATGCGGTTGGGTTTAATGCGTTTGATATTGCAACAAACAAAGCTAAATTACTTGGCGGTTATCAGTATGAGATTGTTGGTGCATATACATCCGTATCCTATGAGGATGAAAGCGGAAATGTTGAAACACTGACGATAACCAATAGACTCTTTACTCCGACCAACAACGGAACCCTTACTGTAGTTGGTGCTGATAGTACAACTTGCGTTCACCTTGTTTGGTCAGGATACCGCAACGGAGAATACGAACCATATGAAAAACACAGCTACCCACTCGATAGCTCTCTCACCCTCAGAGGTATTCCAAAGCTGGGTTCAAGTAATAACCTCTACTATGACGGAGATGAGTATGCAAGCGATGGTACAGTCACAAGGAAGTATGGAGTATATACCATACAGGCATCTGATGTGTCTTTGAACAATAATGCTTATACAAATATTTCCTGTGCAGAGATTGTCAATTTGCCTAACATGTTGTGTTCGATGTATAAACAATGCGTTCATTCAAAGTTCGGTGTCGGAAAATACGGTTACCCGCTTGATGACGTGAGTCATGTCGGAGAACTGTTGGTAAATTCAGCAATAAGTAAATTCTGGTTTGGTTTTGCAAAAGGAACCACAGAGGAACAGATGAAATCAGCTCTTGATGGAACAAAACTTGTCTACGAACTCGCCACCTCAACCACCGAAACCGCAGAGCCGTTCCAGCACATTCAGATTGTGGACGACTTTGGAACTGAAGAGTTTGTAAGCACAGGCATAGTTCCTGTAGGGCACAATACACGTTATCCTGCAAATCTGCGGGACAAGCTTCAGCACCTGCCTGACCTGGCAGGGATGGATGGTACCTACCTGATCAGACAGACAGGTAAACAGATGTCACTTATACACACGCCAGCGGTCTTCCCTGAGGTTCCAGCTGGTGACGGAACGTACACGCTCAAGGCAACTGTAAGTGGTGGAACACCAACCTACGTTTGGGAAGGTGTAAACGCAGAAAGCGAAGGTGAATAATTATGATTACGCTGTATGATGTATATGACACAAGAACAAATAAATACCATAGTGTGGTAATGATCAAGCCAAGTTTTGCCAAATATTTTGTTCCTGCAAGTGAGTGGGAAGGCGGTGAGGAGTAATGAAATATTTGGTCATAGAGCTTCAGAGTACAGGAGACTCAGTATCAAACATTGTTACTACACATGATACAATCAATCAGGCAGAGTCTAAATTCCACCAGATTCTGACTTCAGCCGCAGTCAGTAGTGTACCAGTACACTCAGCGGTTGTTATGACTGATGAGGGTCATGTGATGAAGCACGAATGTTACAAACATATCACAGAATAGGAGTAAACAATGATAATCCCATACGTTGATCAAGAATTGATCGCAAGACAAGTAAAAGAATTTGCGTTTACCCAGTCCTTGATTCAGAGGGAATTACACGGAATCTTTGGGTCTGAAACCCTGCGGGACATGAAGGAAATTATTGCCCTCTATAATATATATGAAGAGGGTGCATCCTTTGATCAGGACAATAATTCAGGCGATTATGTACCTGCTGACCACCACTTCAAAATCATCAGGTCACTGATTGAGAAAGAAGCAAGGTTCTTGTTCAGTCAACCTCCAACAATTACATTGGAGGACACAGAGGGTCAGACCCGATCAGCCGATGGACAACTGGTCAACCGACTGGAGCCAAACCAGGTGCTGGTTGAGGCGGTGCTGGAAGCAAATAATTTCAACAGTAAGCTGGTTCGAGCAGCAAAGGACTGTTTAATTGGACGGAGAATTGCAATTGCAGTTGATTTCAGCGAAAAGGGCATTGATATCAGCTTTATGCCATCTCTTGAGTTCATATATGAAACTGATCCAAGAGACGTTGATATTCTCACAAAATTCATCCGATTCTACACCACTCACGATGATGATGACAGAGGACAGCAACGTATATACAAGAAAAAATGGACTCTGAATGATGATGGCTTTTGCGTCATTGAAGAGGGTCTGTATGATGGAAAGGGTGTTCTTGTTGAGGAAATTATGCCTGAGACCACTACACCGCTCACACGCATACCTTGCTGGGTCATTGTCAACGGTGGTCTGATCGGAGACCCATTTGGACGGTCTGATGTTGAGGAACTTATTGAGGATGAAAGCTGGTACAGCAAGCTGAGTTCTAAGGACTTTGACTCACTGCGGAAAGGTACAGATCAAATCGTGTGGACAATGGATGTAAACCCACGGGCAACTGGGAATCTGTCACGTGCTGCAGGATCATATTGGGATTTGAGCTCAGACCCTATGGAGGAGAACAGAACAGGTCAGGTTGGAGTCCTTGATAATAGCATGGCGTATTCACCAGCTATGGACACTACACTCAATCGTATCAGAGCAAGCATGTTCTCGCAGCTTGATATTCCGGATACAACCAGTGAGGCACTTTCCGGAATCATAAGCTCAGGAAAGACCATGAAAGCCATTTATTGGGGTCTTATGGTTCGTTGCGATGAGAAATTGCTAGATTGGATTCCTGCACTGAGGGGTTTGATCACCTGCATTATTGAGGGCAGCAAGCTATACCCAGACGCCAAAAAGGTGTATATGGACGAAGAACTTGTTGATGGATACAGTGTAACCATTGAAAATTCATACCCTATACTGGAAGATGAATCTGAGGAAAAGAGCACTGACATGATGGAGGTTCAAACTCAGGTCATGAGCCGTAAATCATACATGAAGAAATGGCGTGGTCTGTCTGATGAGGATGTTGAAGATGAGCTGAAACAGATTGCTCTTGAACAAAGTATGCTGCGGGATGACAACTATATGCCGCATACTGAAGAACCTGATGAGACTGAGCCAATTGAGGGGGAATAACATGAGAGAATGTGTATGTGATAACTGCGGTATGGAATTTGAGGTTGAACGATTGGATGTAACCAAGGAAATTCTCAAAGATGAACCTGTTGAAGTGGTGTCCTTTACATGTCCTAAGTGTGATGAAAGGTACATTATTGCAGTCAGGGATGATCACTCAGCCCAGTTACAAAAGGAATTTCAGGCAGTCAAGTACGCATACAAGAACAGCTATGCTCCAAAGAATGAGGCTGCTATGAGGGTTGCCAAGCGTGAGATGGACTTCCGGAAACGCCAACTGTGTTCGTACATGCATAAACTCAAGAAGAAATACCTCAAGGAGCTGAGAAAACGTGGCTAAACAGAACAACCCATTTTTAACTGCCCACTACGAAAAAATAGCTCTCACTGAGCAGACCTCAAAGAGAATTCAGCTCATTTACAAGCAGTCTGCTCAGGATATTGAGAAAAAACTTCGGAATTTGCCTATGCGAGTTCCAAGTGATACTTTGAAAAAGTTGTATCTTGAAAACTTGCTCAAGGATATCAACAAGTCTTCTGAGAGCTTCAACCGATTGATTGAATCTACAATCCGCAACTCAGGAGAGCAATCAGGACTCCTCGCAATAGAAGCAGGAAACAAAGCAGCGAAATCCCTCGGTCTCGACATCAAGGGGGCATATAGTTATATACCACGGCAGGAGGTGCTAAATATTGCCTCAGGCAAACTTTACGGCAATAGCTGGACACTTTCTCAGTCCATCTGGAAAAATGGCTTACGGACCAAATCTGACATCCAGAACGTGGTGGCGAAGGGGCTGACTGAGAATAAACCTATTAAGGATATTGCGGATGACCTTATGAAATATGTTGACCCGACTGCTCGCAAGCCCTGGGATTGGTCAAAGGTCTATCCAGGAACAGCTACAAAGGTTGACTACAATGCGCAAAGACTTGCCAGAACGATGATTCAGCATAGTTTTCAATCAAGTCTTGTTCAGTCACAAAGGTACAACCCATTTTGTCAAGGTATAATTTGGCACAGCGTGGGAATTCATGGGAGAACCTGTGAGGAATGTATGGAGCGTGATGGAAATGTGTATCCTGTCAAGGATTTACCGCTTGATCACCCAAATGGTCTTTGCTACTTTGAACCTGCACTTGATAGCATGAATACAGTTGCAGACCGTTTGGCTGATTGGGTGAATGGCAAGGATGATCCTGAGCTCGATGCCTATGTATCAAAAGCCTTCAATATGAGTCCTAAGTCTCCAGAAGGCAAAGCAAAAGTGCAGGATGTAAAACAATCTACACCTGCAGCCATGAACAAAACAGAGTTTGTTGACCAAAACTTCAATAATCTCAAGAAGAAAGTGATTATGTCTCAGACAACTAAAAAAGAAGGAGAAGAGATTTGGACTGCTCTCAGAGCACGAATGATTGAGCTTGAGGAGGATCAACTGCGATACATGGCTACAGGTCAGAAACGGCTCACTGCCATTATACCTAGTCCAAATTTACAGAAAGCCTATTACACCCCAAGCAAAATGTCTATTACAGTGGATTTGAAAGCTGACATGATGAATAAACACCACAAAGGTGCTTTCGCCACGTTCTTTCACGAGTACGGTCATCACATAGACCATATTGCTATTAAGGCACACAAGCCGTTTTTCACGGACAACACGAAATTCAGAAATACCCTTTACTCCTCATTAGAAAAAGAGTATAATAAACTATGTAAGAATGGGAAATTGCTATATTCTGTGCGTAAAGACCTGCGGAACGCTCATCCCAGTGAGGGTGTGCAGGATATCATCTCAGGCTTGTCCTTGAATGAGAATCGCGTTTTTTGGGGTCACTCAACTGACTACTGGGAGAAAGGTCAAGGGCAGAAAGAGCGTGTTATAAGAGAAACAATGGCACATTTTAATGCAGCTTGGGCAAATCCTGAATCAGAGGCTTTTATGAAAAAGTATTTCCCAGAATCTTATGAATATATCATGAAGGAAGCAAAAGCCTATGTAAAGAAAGCGAGCAAAATATGATTGAAAAAATAGACAGGCTGATGGATGCCTATGAGAACAAATTTGGGGATATGTTTCCCACTATGTGTTTTCAAATGGACTCTGATGAGGAGATGGCTGATAAAATTCAGCAGTGCTTGGACAAAAATACTCCCGCAGAAGAGCTGTTTGACATAAAGGATGATGTGTGGTATTAGCAAGGAGGTAAACATGAAGATTCTGTTTGAATGTGACAACGGTGCTTATGTTGTTGAAGTTCACCCGCAGAGGCTTTATGCCAAGGTGGAAGCAGACAAAAATACGCCAATCCGTTACAGTCCAACGGTCTCACCGCTGCTGAATCCTGCAAGTTTCCATGAGTACCGTGATGAGGACTCAATGCTACAGAAAAAGCTGGACAAGGCAGTATCAGAAGACTTGAAGAAAGCAGTGGTGTAAACAATGATCAGGGTAAAGAAGAAGCACGTATGTCGTTGCCATAACTGTGGTTACAACGTACCAATTTCACCTGATACGGTCAAGGAAAAAACCTTTGAGGTGAACACTACCGAAAAATTGCTGGGAGAGGGAATCACTCACCCCATTGCAATTATAGCTACATATGTGGAATGTCCAGTATGTGGAGAAAGGCTGCTAAAACAACTGGATAATGAGCTGACCTATGAAAAGGCAAAGCAAGGAGCAAAACTTGAATTGCTTCAGAGGCATGGCAAAAAGCTCAGCGACAAGCAAAAACACAGGTTGAAGAGCATCAACTCGGTGCTTTCCAATACACGAGGCAAACTCAACAAAGCCTATTGGGATGAGACCTATCAGTCACTCAACCAGTGGGAAGATGACAAGACTGAGATGGCTGACCAAGAGCCTACACTTGGGGATGAGGTCACCAGCACCGATAACGCTGGGGAAAGGATGGCTGAAAATGTTGGTATATGATATGATGAGAGGAATGAAACTGTCTCCAGATGACGGAGGATCAGGCGGTGGTGGGGGTGACCCTGCAGGAAACGGTGATAATGGTTCTGGCGGAGCTGAAGACAAAACATTCACTCAGGAGCAGGTAAACTCAATGATTGCTGCGGAAAAACGCAAGAACCTCAGTTCTGTGTACAAGGGTCTCGGATTTGATTCTGAGGAAGCAGCAAAGGCTTTTGTTGATAAATACAAAGGCGAAGAGGAAAAGAACAAAACTGATCTTGTCAAGGCTCAGGAAAGGGCATCACAACTTGAGGCTGAGAAAAGTGCAGAAGCAGCAAAGGCTCAAGACCTTCAGTACAGATTTGACGCAATGGCTGAGGGGTGTGACGCTAAGTCTGCAGCAGATGTGGTAGTTCTTGCCAAAGCAAAAATGTCAGATGACAAAGATTTTGCTGCTGCTCTGAAAGAAGTCAAAGAACAATATCCTGCAATGTTCGGTCAGACTGACAATGGTAATGGTGGCGGCACTGGTGGTGGCGGCACTTCACCAAGGCAAAAGCTGAAGAGCGGTGATCTTTCCGGAATCGGCAAGAGACTCGCTGAACAGCGTAAACAGAACAATACAACGAAAGATCATGATTATTTCAAATAATAGAAGGAGGAAAATATGGCAAATCGTATTAAATCACAAGCATATGTGAACGTGAACCAGATTCTGTTCAACACTGATCCTCAGGTTTCTGTTGGAATTAAGGTGTCTGATTCAGGAATCAGTGCTGGTGCTGACGGCAGAAAAATCGTCAAAGCTGGTACTCCGATGGCTGGTTCTCTGGAAGCAAGAGGCACAGCATTTACAAAGGCTTCTGAAGGAGTTGTTGGTGTTCTGCTTCATGACGTAGATGTTACTGCAGGAGCAGAGAACGGCACACTGCTAATCTTTGGGTTTGTTGATCTGAACAAGGTTGATTCTACAACTGCTGCTCTGATCACTTCTGGAGTCAAGACTGCCCTCAAGGGCGGAGTAACATTCCTGAAATAATCACAGAAAGGAGAACAATATATGACAATTTTTGATCTGGTAAAAGCACCTGAAATTGCGTCCTACTGGAAGGAAATGACACAAGAAGCACCGCCGTATCTGGGCGAAACCCTGTTTCCGCCACAGAAAAAGCTCGGTCTGAACCTGAGCTGGCTCAAGGGCAAGAAGGGTCTCCCAGTTGCGCTGAAGCTGTCCGCATTTGATGTCAAGGCTGTTCCAAGACAGAGAATCGGCATGGAAAAGATGGCTACTGATATGCCATTCTTCAAGGAATCTATGTATGTAGATGAGGAACTGAGACAGGAGCTCAACAAAGTTATGGAGTCCGGAAATTCACTGTACATTGATGCAGTAATGAACAGAATTTTTGATGACTCCACAACGCTTCTTGAGGCTGCAAGAGTAGCAAGAGAAAGAATGAGAATGCAACTGATCACTACAGGTGAAATCTCACTCGCTTCCAACGGTCAGGCTTATGACTATGACTATGGTCTGGACCCAACTACTCAGAAAGTTAATGCTTCTGCAAGCTGGGCATCCCCTTCTGCTGATATTATTGGTGATATCCGTGGTTGGCAGGATACAATTGAGGACAACACTGGTGTAAGACCGAACAGAGCCGTATGCTCCAGAAAGACTTGGTCATATCTGCTCAAGAATCTTGCCATCAAGAAGACTCTGGCTGTACTGTCCGATGGTACTGAGTATCTGTCTGACGCAAAGCTGAGAACCTATCTTGCTGAAGAGCTTGATCTGACTGTTACGGTCTACAGCAAGAGATACATGGCAGATAATGGTTCTGCAACCAAGTACATTCCGGATGACACATTTATTCTGCTGCCTCCAGGAAATCTTGGTAATACATGGTTCGGTACAACTCCTGAGGAATCTGACCTCATGGCAAGCTCATCCGTTGAAAACGTGGCAATCGTTGATACTGGTGTAGCTGTCACAACCATGAAGCAGTCTGATCCTGTAAATGTTGAGGTCAAAGTCACTCAGATTTGCCTGCCTGACTTCCCAACAGCCGATCAAATCGTTATTGCAGATGTAACACCATAATAGGAGGGTGTCATGGTTAAAATAACCAATGGTTCCAGAACCACAGTTGTCACTAAAGGGGTCTTTGAAGAACTGTATAAACCTTCGGGGTGGAAAATTTGCGATATAAGCAACGAAAATATCCAAAATGAAGAAATACCTGAAGATGCCGAAAACTCCGCAGAGGAAACAGCAGAAATGCCAGATTCAGAGACTCCTGAAGAGGAGAACGACTCCGAAGAAACGGAGGATGAGGCAGAAGATTTTGAAATCCCTATTTCTGAAATGCGGCTGGATGAACTCAAAGAGTATGCAGTTGAACATGACATTGACATCTCAGCCGCAAAAAACAAGCAGGATATCAAAGCTATAATCAAAGCCGAAATGGAGGCATAAAATGACTGCCGAAGCACTGGACAGACTAAAATTCATCCTGAGAGAGTCAGAAATGCCAATGTTTACAGATGAGCAGCTGCAGAAATACGTTGATGCAGCTGACTCATTTGAATCAGCATTGTATGAACTGCTCCTGCTCAAATCAGAAAACACTGGATTGCAGGTCTCAGGCTTGGAAATTTCAGACACTTCAAGCTATTTCCGGAGATTGGCTCAAACTTACAGACCACATAATTCCGGAATCTTGGGAGGGTAACATGAAAAGATCAGCATTTGCAGTATATCGAAAAATTCAATTGGTCATTGGCTGGTACGGTGCGGCATATCATTTTTACCGCAGGAAACAAAATGCCTATGGTGAACCTGAGGGGGATCCTGTATTTGTACAGAAACTTGATGGCATTTATCACTCTACAGCACGAGATTTTGTTGAACTGGTAAATAATGAGGGCACATCAGTAAAATCTAAAGTCAATAAAGGAATTTTGTTCGGAAAGGACATCAAACCTATAGTTCAGCAAGGAGACCTTGTTGAAATACACGGGTCTGACTTCTATGTAACTGCAGTTGAGCCTGTTTTGTACAGTGATGAAGTTATTGCATATGAAGTCTCGGTTGAGGAATTTATTGAGGGGGTTAATTGATGAAATTTGACACCTCTGACATGGAAAGTAAACTGGAGGCAATGGGAACAAGAGCAGATGCTGCGGTGAGGGTGTTCGCAGAGCAGGGAGCAACCAAGCTCCGCAGTAATGCTCAGACCAATGCCAAGTGGACAGACCGCACAGGATCAGCACGGCAACGCTTGAATGCCTATGTAAGTGCTATGGCAAATGGCTATAGAATTACATTAGCTCATGGCGTTGACTATGGAATTTGGCTGGAATTGGCACATGAAAAGCGGTTTGCGATAATTCCTCAAACAATCGAGTATGTAGGCACTTTTGAAATAATGCCTGCATTTGAGCGGTTTCTGGAGAGGTTGGGATAATTATGGCAGATACACGCTGGGAAGATATCTATAATAAGATGAAGGCACACAAAATTGAGGTGTATTCACCTGGACAAAAAACAGGAGAATGCAAACGACCTTATGTTGTGGTCAAATCTGCAGGAAGAACAGGCTCAACCGAAGTTTCCAGCAGCCAAGACCTATATGACCTGATGTGCTATGTGCCAAAAGATCAATACAGCACATTGGAAGGGTTTGTTAACAAAGTGGAAGCAGCCATGGATGAGCTATTCCCAATGATACGGTCATTACACTTCAGGACAGCAAGTTTTTATGATGATAGTGTCAAAGGACACATGGTTAGTACACAATACGTTAACTGGAAGAAAAATACAAGGAGGTAGACATGGCTATCAAGAAAGCATCAGAAATTCCAACAATTGATGTTAATCTGGTCACTATTCAAGAGGAGGGTGACAACACAGATGAATACATTCTTGACACTGCTTCTCAGATTCAGGTAGAACCTCAAGTTGAGGAAGAAGATGGTGTGAAGCTGGTGGTCAAGGGTGTTCTCAAGGCACAAAAACTTGGAACCAGAACCCTGACTGGTAACCAGATCACGCTCACTGATAACGTATTCACCCCTGAGCTGGTACAGCTGATGCAGGGTGGAAAACTTACAAGAGGCGAGGACAATGTTGTCACAGGATACACACCGCCTGTTGCGGGCAGCAATGAAAAGGGTAAAATCTTCACCCTGAAGGCATACTCAGCTCAGTACAATGCTGCAGGAGTCATTGTTCGTTATGAGTGTATCTCATACCCAAACTGTCAGGGTGTTCCTATTGCGTTCAACAGCACAGACGGAGAATTCAGAACACCAGAGTATGTAATCAATTCTGCACCAGATATTGGTGAAGCACCGTACACTATCACATATGTAAATACACTGCCAACGGCAGCGTCATAATCAATTTTGTAGGAGAAAGTTATGGAAAATATCAAGGTCACAAGCATTGATCAGTTAAAACTCATGTCGGGCGGTGAGATTGTCAAGCTGCCACCATTTATTCAGGGGCAGGATTTTTATGCAAAACTGCGCAGACCTTCAATGCTGAAACTTGTACAGTCAGGTCAGATTCCAAACTCGCTGCTGAGAACCGCAAATATGCTGTTTAGCGGTGGGGTTGACAAGGAACTCGACCGAGATGATGAATTCATGAAAGATATGTTTGATCTCATTGATGTACTGGCAGGGGCAGTATTTGTTGAGCCATCGTGGACTGAGCTGAAGAATGCAGGCATTGAGCTTACAGATGAGCAGTACATGTTTGTTTTCAACTATACGCAGGAGGGGGTGAAAGCTCTCGAACCTTTTCGTGAAAACGAGGAGACTGATACAACTAATTAACATGTCAAGCCTGTATAGGTGCAGACCTTCAGAATTACTGCATGTTGAAGAAGAATATGCAGCATGGTGTCTTGATGAGGCTTGTATGTATGTAAAAGCACGAATTGATGACGGTGAAGAGCCTGTCTTCAAGAAAAAATATACAAGCTTCTCAAGCATCTATGGAGATTTGAAGAAAGGGGGTGTGATATGTCCGTAAACATGGGGCAAGCGGTAGGGTATCTTGATCTTGATACCAGTAAATTCAAGTCAGGGCTCAAATCTGCTCTCAACGACCTGAAAGTTTTCAAATCTGAAACTGCCACAGGAAAAGACAAATTAGCAGCATTCAGTTCAGCTGCAACGTCCACAGGCAAATCACTCACCAAGGGTCTCACTGTTCCAATTGCAGGACTGGGCACTGCTTCTGTTGCTGCTACAGCAAAATTTGACGCTGGAATGAGCAAGGTCAAAGCCGTTTCTGGAGCTACAAGTGCTGAGATGGAAAAACTCAGGGCAAAAGCAAAGGAAATGGGTGCTCAGACCAAGTTCTCAGCAACAGAATCTGCTGAAGCCTTCAATTACATGGCAATGGCTGGTTGGAAAACTGAAGACATGCTTGACGGTATTGAAGGAATCATGAACCTTGCAGCTGCTTCTGGAGAAGATTTGGCGACCACCTCTGACATCGTAACAGACGCATTAACCGCCTTTGGGCTGTCCGCAAAAGACTCAACTCACTTTGCTGATGTATTGGCTGCAGCTTCATCCAACGCTAACACCAATGTAAGCATGATGGGCGAGACTTTCAAATATGTAGCCCCAGTTGCAGGATCTTTGGGGTTTTCTGTGGAAGACGTGTCCACCGCTATAGGTCTTATGGCAAATAGTGGAATTAAGGGGTCTCAAGCAGGTACTGCTTTGAGAAACATATTTACAAGAATGGCAAAGCCAACAACGGAATCAGCCGCAGCCATGGAAAAGTTAGGGGTGAGCCTGACGGATTCTTCCGGAAACATGAAGGATTTTAACACCATCATGGGAGAGCTGCATTCAGGGTTCTCAGGATTGACTGAGGCTGAAAAAGCACAAACAGCCTCAGCTTTGGCAGGTCAAGAAGGAATGTCAGGTTTATTGGCAATTGTCAATACCTCAGACAAAGACTTCAACAAACTTAAAGGGGCTATTTACAATGCCGATGGAGCTGCTCAGGAGATGGCAGATACAATGATGGACAATCTTCCAGGAGCAATAACTTTGGCAAAATCAGCACTTGAGGGTCTCGGCATACGAATTGGAGAAGTGATCACCCCTGCTATCACCAAGGTAATACAGGTGTTCACTAAATTTATTTCATGGTTGTCTCAAGCCAGTGATGGTACAGTAGCATTTGCGGTGACTCTTGGTGTGATTTTAGCATCAATTGGACCAATATTGATTGTAGTGGGAACACTCACCCGCAATATTATGACCCTGATTGATGCTTACAATGCCTTGAGCAAAGTTCTTGCAGGAAAGTCTGTAATTGCGTTTGCTAAATCAACAGCCGCAAAGATTGCTGACACGGCTGCGACTTATGCAAACTCAGCTGCGAATTTGGCAAATAAAGCCTCATTGAGCGGTATGACCTCAGCTTTGTCTTCAGCTACAGCAAAAGTTCTTGCCTTTGCAGGAGCACACAAAGTAGCAATTGGAGCAACTCTGGGGGTAGTGGGAGCAATAATTGGTCTTGCAGTCTACATGAAAAAGACAGGAACTTCTGTAGATGACCTCAAGACCAAAGTTATTGGCATGTTCAATAATTTGGTCACGCAAGTCCCAGAGACAATGAACACAGTCTCACAAGTTGCGGTTGGTGTAGTCAAAGCAATCCCATCTATTGTCAAAGGGGCATTGACCAGTTTAGGCTCAGTTGTAAAAACAGGACTACAGAGCCTGAAAACGGCTTTGCCTGAGATATCCAAATGGTGGGCTGAAGATATGCCAAAATTGATTGAAGTAGGGTCTGATATGATTGTAAATATCATCAATGGCTTTGCTGAATCATTACCACAGCTAATCGAAACTGGGTCAAACATGTTAGTGCAGCTAATTGATCGGTTCTTTGCTGAAGCACCAAAATTCATACAAGTAGGCATGGAAATGGTGCTGGCTATGATCAACGGTGTTGTTCAAGCATTACCACAGCTGGTTGAATCCATTGGTCAAATATTGACTACAACACTTGGACCAATAATTTCTCAGGTTGTTAAGGTCATGGAGACTATTGGCAATGCTATTATCACCAATTTACCAGTTATTTTACAGGCTTTGACAACGATTCTGACAGCATTGATAAAGGCTGTTGCAGACAATGCCCCTGCAATTATAACAGCAGTTCTCAAACTGATGTTAGCATTTGCGAAAGGTATCATTCAAGCATTGCCGCAAGTTCTGGTTGCTATAGGTAAAATCACAGTTGCTCTTTTGGGAGCAATCTTGTCTATTCTTGGTGCCATTGTACAAGCAGGAGTCAAGCTCATGCAGGCTTTTTGGAGAGGAATTAAGTCTTGGGCAGGCACACTAGGATCAAAGGTCAAGGGAGTTGGTAGAAGCGTCCTGAAGGCAATAATTTCAGGTATAGGAAACTTAACTGCTACAGGTCGAAACTGGATTGTTGGTCTTTGGAAGGGTATCAAGTCATGGTTTGGTTCTATCACCTCAGGGGTGAGGTCATTCGCCAGAGGGCTACCAAGTGCCTTGAAAGGTGCGTTGGGTTCACTCCATTCTGCAGGGTCAGATTTTATTCAAGGCTTGTGGAATGGAATGAGCAGTAAAATTAGCAGAGTTATCACATGGGCAAAGAACAAATTGGCAGGACTTCCTGCAGGGATCAAAAAGATTCTGGGCATTGGTTCACCATCATGGATCATGCACGAATATGGTGTTTGGTTTATGGAGGGTTTGGAAAACGGCATCAATCAAGGGTTCAAACCCTTGATGAAAGGCTTGAATAGACAAGTTGAAGATATTTTGTCCGTTTACAACCCTCTAACAGATTATGACTTCACAGTGGGGATGTCTATGGATGAAAGGCTGCTGGGTGCTCTTGGAGACCTTGCAATTGGTACCAGAAAGGGCGAAAATGGAAACAGCAACATCATCACTCAAAACATCAGTGTTGAAGGGTCAGAAAATCCGGAAGACTTTGCAGAACGATTGGCGAGACAGTTGAAAATAAGCATGAGGACGGTGTAATATGGCAAAAAAGAAACAAGCAGTGACCAAAGCTCCAACTGGGCTGAAAATTACACGGTCTGGTACCAAATTCACCCTGACTTGGAAAATTGGAGACAAAGATTACAAAGACGGTCAGTATTTCAGTTATAGGCTAAACAATTCCAGTAAATCCAAATGGACAAATGCTGAAAAGATTGGCGTAAAAGCCACATCAAGAGCAATAACTATTGATAAGAAGAACTACTACCCATACAAACAAAGTTATCTCTACGATGTTCGTATGCGGGTGAAAGGGAACAGAGACACATATACAACAGGCTCAGGAAAAAAGAAGAAAACCCATAAACCTGTGTGTTCTCATTGGTCTGATAAAATTTATAGCCTTAATGTTCCATGGCAGCCATCTTTGACTACAACATTGGATCAAGAATTAACCAATGTATGTACATTTACTTGGGAGACTACAATAAAAGATGATGAACCCCATCTGTTTACAGATACTGAGTGGCAAACTATGCTGGTAAAAAACAGCAGCGAAACAGACGGATCAAAACTGTCTTGGAACACTTCAGCTTTGGACTGGCAAACAAACCTTAATAGGGATGGAATTGGTTCAGGGGCTTCAGGCTCAAAAACTCTCACAGAAGACACCTCAATTTTGTATAAAAATGGGGATTCTTACATTCGTTGGTTCAGAATACGGTCAAGAGGACCACGAGGATCTTCTGAGTGGCGATATGCCTATCATGTATATGCACTTGCTAATCAAGCAAAAGTTTCCGAAGTTAATGCAAATGAGACTGAGGAGGGTGGATTTCAATGTACAGTTGATTGGGAAGCTGCTTCAAACAGACAAAATCCAAACGACAAAACCACTGTACAGTACACCTTAGCAGTCCCAGACGAGGGTCTGACCTGTCCAAGTGGCGCAAGCTGGACGGATGCTAATATCTCAAAAGATACAGCCGATGAAGATGCAGCAGTGTTTGGCATAGATGATCAACTTTCCAAAGATCAGTGTTTGTTTATCCGTGTCAATACTCAGCATGACAGTCATATCACTTATGGCAAGCCTCAATTGGCAAAAACAGGCTTTTTGAAAGACCCTTCAGGTCTATCTGTACAAACAGATAATGTTACCTATAGAGCAACCATCGCTGCTACAAACAACTCTGCTGTTACCGATTCTGTTTTAGTGGTGCGATATGTGCCTGCAACTGGGGATTCAATTGATGTTGGTATAATCGAACATGAAGACACAGACGTTACTGTACAATGCCCAAATTGGAGCGAACAAACTGCTACTGCATTTGAAGTGTATGCAATGGTCGGCTCTTATGAAAAACAAACAAGAGCCGATGGTGTTGATTCTTATGCTGTTACGCCAAAAATGCAGTCAGAACACACTATTTCTCAAGGAGGAGCAGTTCCAACCGCACCTCAAAATGTCTCAGTCGCAAAAGTTGCTGGGATTGCAGGAACTGTTCAAGTCATGTGGGATTGGCCATGGACAGATGCAAACGGTGCAGAAATTGCTTGGGCTGATCACCCTGACGCTTGGGAAAGTACAGATAAACCAGAGTCTTACACAATCAGCAATTTACACGCATCTAAATGGAATATTTCTGGTTTAGAAACAGGAAAAACTTGGTATATTAGGGTACGGTTACTGATCAGTAATACATCTCAAGAAACAGCAGCATATGGACCATGGTCAGATATTGAGCAGGGTACAATTGATCTTTCTTCAGCTCCAAACAAGCCTATGATGGTTCTGTCCAACGCAATAATTTCTGGAGAGGGGTCAACTACTGTATCTTGGGTTTATACCACTACTGACAAAACACCTCAGGCTTATGCTGAAGTTGCTTTGGTTGAAATGAATGATATTGAAGTTCAAACAGCAGCTGAGGCTGACGTGGTATTGAGGGACACTGTAAATGACAGGGATATTTACATCAAGCATGTTCGCTCATACGATACCATATTGGGTCATACTCTCACTGCTCAGAATATCACGTTAGATGCGATTTCTGCGGGTTTTATAGTGGGGAATGAGTATAATCTTGCCTGCAGGGTAAAATCAGCCTCAGGACAAATTTCTGAGTGGTCTGACGTGGTGTCCTTAATAGTGGCTGACCCTCTGATCTGCAGCATCAGCGAAACCTCACTTGATTCTGAGACTGAAACGGTCACAGACCTTGATCCCGAAACAGGTCAAGAAGTCACAAGAGAAGTAACAACTTGGTGGCTCACAGAAATGCCGTTGACAGTAAAAGTTCTTGGTGCAGGAGCAGGTGGACTTACATCTGTTGCTCTGGAAAGAACAAAAGACTACAATGTGTATAGACCTGATGAGGATGAGTTTAATGGCTACAAGGATGAGACGGTTGCTCTATATACTCAGGTTGGAGAGGCACAAATACAGTTCAATACTGAAGACTTGATCGGTTCATTGGATGACGGTGCTTCATACCGTATTGTCGCAACAATTAGAGATGAGCTTGGTCAACTTTCACAGCAAACTCAGGAATTTACAGTAAACTGGGAGCATCAAGCAGGTATTCCTTCAGCTAAAATTACAGTTGATGAGGAAGAACTGATTGTGAAGATTCAGCCAAAAGCTCCAAGAGATGCATTAGCAACGGATGTTTGTGATATTTATAGGCTTTCAGCAGACAAGCCTGAGCTCATTGTTCGAGGAGCTAAATTTGGGGAAACTTATGTGGACCCATTTCCAGCTTTAGGAGATATGGGAGGTCATCGTATTGTTACCAGAACCAAAAACGGTGACTATATCACTGCAGATGGTACAATGGCTTGGGTTGATAGCCCAGAGTTGGGTGTAAATCCAATTGAAAATGAAGGGTTGCTGAATGTTATTGATTTTGAAGGACGCCAGATCAAGTTCTATTGGGACACGGACTATTCTAACAAGTGGGCAAAGGACTTCCAAGAAACTCAATATTTGGGTGGCTCTGTTCAAGGTGATTGGAATCCTGCAGTGAGTCGCACAGGCACTCTCAGTACAAAAGCAATTACGGTTTTAGATCAAGATATGATTCAAGATGTAAGAAGATTGGCTGTATATGCAGGTCTGTGTCATGTAAGAACAGCTGACGGTAGCAGCTATGCCGCTGATGTGCAGGTATCAGAAGACCGTGCGCACGATGAACAAGAGATGGTTGCTAATTATTCCCTGTCAATTACACGGGTAGACAGCCAAGAATTTGAAGGCATGACACTGGCTCAATATCAAGAAGAACAAGGAGGGAACCAATGAATTGGAATAAAGGCTTTACAGCAAGATATTATGCCAGTTTTGTAGATTCCGTTACTTGGAGAGACACTGAACGATTTGAAATTACTGGAGGCACAATCAAACGCTCAGACTCAGGCTTGATTTGTTCTGCAGACATTGATTGCGTGAACTACAAACAGACCACCGAAAGATGGATCAGAATTTGGTTAGATACACGTCAATCTGGTTCTGCAGAACACGTTCCTTTGTTTACTGGGTTGGCTACTGCTCCGGAAAGGGACATCAATGGCAAGTTGGTAACAAATTCATTGGCTTGCTACTCAGTTTTGCAGGCAGCTCAAGATGTAGATTTACCCCTTGGCTATTGGGTCTCAGCAGGGATCAGCGGTGCGCAGCAAGTAAAGCAGCTGCTGTCTGAAGTTATTCCTGCTCCCGTGACAATTATTGGCGATTCTCCTGCACTTTCTCAGTATATCATAGCGGAAGACAATGAGAACCACCTATCAATGGCAGAGAAGATTCTCGCAGCAATTAACTGGAGACTGAGGGTGAAGGGTGATGGCAGCGTTGAAATTTGCGGAACAGCAAGAACGGCTTCAGCTCGTTTTGATGCTTTGAACAATGACTCAGTTGAGCCAAAACTCAAGGCAATCAATGACTGGTATAAATGCCCAAATGTGTTCCGAGCAGTAATGGATGACACTTCTGCAATCGCACGAGACGATTCACCAAACAGCCCACTGTCTACAGTCAGAAGAGGCAGAGAAGTGTGGATGACTGAAAGCAATTGTGATCTTTCAGAAAATGAAACATTGGCAGAATATGCTTTCCGCAGATTGAAGGGAGAACAACGGCACTATTTATCACTCAGTTATGACCGCAGATTTCATCCTGATGTGCTTGCTTCAGATTTGATCAATTTACATTATCCTGCACAAGAGATTGACGGTTTGTTCTATGTATCAAGTCAGTCAATCACGCTTGGGTATGGAGCAAGAACAAGCGAGGAGGTGGTACAGATATGAGTTCAGGATTCGATAAAATCATAAATAACCTGCTACAAATACTTCAAGAAGCTGGAAAAAACAAGACAACACCATTGGATGCACAAGCTGAGGTTAGACGTGTTGAAGGTAATACTGCTTGGGTTCATATTGCAGGTGGTGTTGATGAAACCCCTGTAAGGCTCACAATAAATGCCAGAGTTGGGGACAAAGTTCAAGTGCGTCTTAGTGGGGGCAGGGCGTGGATCACAGGCAATGCCTCCGCTCCTCCTACAGACGACCATCTGGCGAACACCGCCAACATTGTAGCCAAAACCGCAAACGTGACAGCAAATCAGGCACTGCAGGGAGCTGACACTGCCCAAAATACTGCTGATAAGGCACAAAGTTCAGCCGACAAAGCTCAGAATACCGCAACCGAAGCTGCCAAAACAGCGGATAATTACATCAGCACCGACTCCACCGGCATTATGGTATCCGAGAACAAGGGTGCCACCAAGGAAACCCCGAGCAATGCCACCAAGAACAACGTGCTGATTACAGAGAAGGACGTGCAGATTCGGAACGGTCAGAAAACGGTGGCTTCTTATGGCGATATCACAATCATCGGAAACGAAAAAGAAAACTGCCTTCGCATTGATAATTCGGGAATTGACATCTGGGATGTGGGGGAATCCCTAATTAAGATAAGTCGAAACGAAGAAAAAACCCCAGAGATAACAAACGACCTAGTTAAAGTAACATATGATGCTGAAAGCGATTCTTACATTGCAAAATCAACATATATGGTTAGCGACACGATAACAGAGGAAGATGTGCAATTGTATGGCTTTGAATATGCTATCGATGGTATGCCATCTAGTGGGTCTCACCAAGTACTGATAAGACAACAAGAATATGGAATGCAATATGAGCTGCTGACAGATGCAAACCATATAATCGTTAAAATGAATAGGTCTGCATGGGTGTCGTGGTGTGAAGGTGCATTACACGTATCTGATGCAGAAGAGCTTACAACCGTAAAAATGTTAATGGTTTACACGAGGCTACATAACGGAGCCACCCTAACAATGGGGAAAAGAAGCTCGGATGAACAATTCGACCAATTGCAGGGCGAAAATTCAATTAGCGTAGGTGAAGAAAACGTTGCGGGGAATGAGTCGATGGTTCTAGGTGAATTTTCGGATGCAACAGAAAATTCAATTGCCGTTGGAAGAAAAACAAGCGCAGCCTATCGGGCTATCGCTGTGGGCAATGAAGCCAGCGCAAGCGGTTCATCCGCTGCTATAGGATACAAAGTTCATACATCAGAAGCAAATCAACTTGTGATAGGGGAGAGGAACGACTCAGCAACGGCATTGCAAGATGATTCGGCTGCATTTATTATCGGGAACGGGAAAGACCCTTTGGTAGTAGAATTTGCAGAAGAATCAAATGCAGCAGTCATAACGAAAAAAGGAAATCTACGACTATCTGGTGACGCATACATCAATTGCAACAATGATTCAACTGGCGGAGTACCGTTAGGGACAACCATTAGCGGAACTGGTACCGCTACAGCTACTACTGGAAGAATTAAAAGCCAGCCTAGATGGTGGAGGTGTGGCAATATCGTACAAATGGAGTTCACAGTTGCCACAAATGCATCGGTTGCGTCAGGTAGCAACATTGCAACAGGTAAAATCACAGGAGTTCCTCGCCCAGTAACCTTAAATGGACTCCGTAGCGTATCGTACTATGGTGATAACGCAAACGTAACGTATGTTTCTAAAGACGGTGGGTTCACAACACGAAATTGCGGAAAAGACGCACTAGCTAGCGGAAACGACGCTATTGGAAGCTTCACTTACATAACAGACGGAACTATGCTGTAATAATCACAAATGAAAGGAGTGATGCGTATGGGTCAACCTATTGTTATATCTATGTCTGATATATTGCTTCTTGCTGGTGCGATCGTCACCATCTCAGCAGCGGTAAAAGTAGTTTGCGAGGCAATCGAGCGAATCCGAAAGCCGAACAAAACACAGGATACACGAATAGCAGAACTGGAGAGTAAGAGCGTGAAGGACTTCAACAGGCTCAACAAGCTGGAAGAGGGAAACATCGTCACCCAGCGGGCACTGCTGGCGCTGTTGGCGCACGGAATCGATGGCAACGACATTGAAGCAATGCGAAAGGCGAAAGCAGAGCTGACGGACTATCTAATTGAACGTTAACGAATGAATGCCCAGAGCGGGCAGAAATTGGAGGAAAAAGTAAAATGGACATGACAACTATTACTCAGTATTTCGTACCACAGATTGTGGCTTTTTGTTTGTGCGTTGGCTACATCATGAAGCGGTGGCTGCCGATGGATAACAAATGGATTCCAACTGCACTGTTCATCATCGGTATCATTTGCGGAATTGCTACCATAGGGATGACTTTCGACGGTGTTGTATTCGGTGCTGTTTCGGGTCTTGCTTCCGTCGGTTTGAATCAGTCCTTTCAGCAAGCACTAGGACTCAATGTGCGTCCGAATATTGAAATGACCGACGATGAAGTACAGGATTTCGAACTGGCAGAGGAAGAAGACGAGGCAGAGGACGAAGAAGAAGGTGAAGCAGATGAGTAAGACGATTGCTGTTCAGTGTGGACATGGTGTAAGTACTGATGGTTCTTGGGATTCTGGTTGTGTGTATAAGGGACATACCGAAGCTGGGTTAATGCTCAAAATTACAAAATCGGCTGTAAAGTATCTCCGTGGCTGTGGAATTAAGGTCATTTCTGACGCAGACCATGGAAACAACAAGAACATGATTGCCGATGTTAGATGGGCGAATAGCTTAGGGTGCAAACTCTATGTGTCGATTCACTGCGACTATAGCGGTGCACCGAAGGGGGTAATGCCGCTTTATGTGTCTGGTAGTGGAAAGAAGCTGGGCAAGTGCCTTGAGAAATCTATCAAGAAGGACTTGAAGATGAGAAGCAGAGGTGTTCAGAAGAGAACCGACCTTTGGGAACTGAACGGAACGGACATGACCGCATGCATCCTGGAGACAGGAAGCATTAAGGGCGATTTGGCGACGCTGAGAGACCATCCGGATAAATACGGAAAAGCAATTGCAAAGGGTATCTGTGCATATCTTGGAGTTACGTTCAAGGACTGTTCAAAGCCAAAGCCGAAAGAGACATACCGTGTCCGCAAAACATGGAAAGACGCAAAGTCTCAGAAGGGGGCTTTTAAAAACCTTGACAATGCAAAAGAGTGTGCCGATAAATACGGATATTCTGTTTTTAACAGCAAGGGGAAGGCGGTGTATCGTGGCAAAAAGTAGGAAGATTAACAGAACTTATGTTGTAATTAAGGCTGACCCACTGCGGGTCAAGCCTTCTTACAAGTCGAAGCTGAAAAAGACTCTTTCGGTTGGAACAAAGGTTCATGCAACGAAAATTAAAGGTTACTACATCTATGTTCCGGCGCTTAAGGGTTGGACGATTTGGAAGGACAGCAAAGGACATAAATATGTCCGCCTCGTATCCGTTCCGAAAAGTACAAAAGCGGATAAGCTGCTGAAGGAACTGAAGGTGATCGCACAGAAGTTAATCAAGGCTGGTGTGAAGTATAACGCTAATCATCCGTGTAAGAGTTTGTCCAGTGCGTTAAAGGGCAAGAGAACAAATTGTGCGACCTTTATCTCTTTCGGTTTACAGGAAATCGGTGTGCTTCCGAAGGGAAAGTATATTTGGCTTGATACGAAGATTCACGGGACAGGGAAAAACATTATCAAGAAAAAGG